TTTGCTGAAAAAAAATGAAAAAAGGAGATGTTTTTTATAATAAATATGGTAAATATATTGTAGATGATTTACTTCCAAATAGTAAATGTATAATATTTTGGGAAGATTTTAATCAAAAAAATATCGTATTTAGATATAACGCTAAAAAGGGTAAAGTTAAACCTAAATTGAATGGTAACGAAGTAAAATTTAAAAGCGGCTTTTTCCCATCCAAATTAAATGGTAAGCATACTGTTTATTATAATGTTTGGATGGGAATACGTAAAAGATGTCTTAATAAAGATAGGAGGCATCCATCTTATTCCAACTGTATAATTTGTGAAGAATGGCTAGACTTTCAAAAATTTGCTAAATGGTATGATGAAAATTATAAAGAAGGATATAACATAGACAAAGACATTCTTATCAAAGGGAATAAGGTTTATTCTCCTGAAACCTGTTGTGTAGTTCCTAAAGAAATTAATTTAGCAGTCATGAATGATAAAAATAGGAGAGGTAAATATCCAATAGGAATGTATTTTGATAAAGGAAATAATGTTTTCCAAGCAAGAATATCAAAATATGGTATTCCTACATATCTTGGTTGTTATAATAGCACAGATGAAGCTTTTGAAGTTTATAAAAAAGCTAAAGAAGATTATTTAAAGGAATTAGCGAATAAATATAAAGAAAATATATCAGAAGCAGTTTATAACGCATTAATGAATTACAAAGTTGAAATAACAGACTAGTATTGTTTTCAGGAAAGAGTAGCCGGATTAATTTCCGGCTTTCTTATATCCCAATGATGCTAGTAATTTTCGTATGCCTTCTATTCCTTTTTGATATACAATAGTCTTAAAGTTTATGCATATATCTCCATTAGGTTTGGTGAATTGAGTTTCTATAACTCTAAACCAACATGAATCTACATAACGCTGCATCGGCTGATTATTCCCTTGAAGAATTTTATTATCTCTTAAAATTTCAAAAAGTTTGTTTCTTCCAATCCCCATATTAAGAACTTTTGCCACAGTAGCCATATCACAGGCGTCTTTACTATCAGTTACTTGGTCAAAGAACTCTTCTTTTGGTTTCATTTCTTCAATACGAGCTTGCTGTTTTTCCAATTGTTCGGCTTGTTCAGCAGCTAATCTTAGAGCTTCGGCAAATGTTTTCGGCAAAACCAGATTGTTTATAGCCTTATGAAATACTTGTCGATATACTTCAAATACAGGTCTTACTTTACGAGCTATAAAGAACTCTAAACAAGAAACGGATAATTTGTAATCTACCTTGTTATTCCCACCCCATGAATTTTCTAAATCTTGCTGCGCATCTTTGCGCACCGACTGATAATCAACTCCTTCTATGAATTGGTCATTTGATGTTAATGCTCTTACAGCTTCTTGTTTCCTTCCATAAACAAGCATCCAAACATCATCAAGATTGACGGGAAACTCATTGTTAGATTGAGATAATTCAAGTACTGCATTAAAGTACGTTTTCAATTCCTCATTAGAACTTTCTTTTGATAAGATGATATTGTTCATAATAGTATAAAAAGAATGTTCCGAAAAGAGCCACAACACATCTTTCCGGAACACTCCGCTAATAAATTAGCAATTTCTTCTTGTCAGTTGTGGTTGACGCTGCAAATATACTACAAATTTTCTCTATTCCAAAACTTATCTAAGTCTTTTGGTAGAATTGGTTCTATTTTTTTCAGTAAATCTTCATAAATAGAAGTATATACCTTGTGAAATTTCAGCCCATTCTTTATTTTAGCACACATTTTTTTTATAGATCGAGGTTGTCTTGGATATACTTTACTAATTGTCAATGGAGACATTTCCAACTTATAATGTAATATATAAAAAAGGAAAGCTCTAGCCGATACGACATTTTCCATCCTTTCTTTATTTACAAGTTCTTGTTCTGTCACTCCAAAATGAGTGCAGACTATTTTCTCAATCTCATCTATTTTCTTTGCTACATCAAGTTCTAAAGTCATAGTGTACTATTATGGACACAAATGTACTAATTAGTACACTACCTTCCAAATATATTCGGGAATATTTGATAATACGTTGATAAATAACATAATACAAGCACTAAAATACTGTATAGTATATCTTGTAGATGGTTTATAGACTAATTCCGTGATTCTAATGGTGGAATCTATAACTATTAAAAAGTAATATTTATGTCAGAAAATCGAACAGTGGTTTACACACCTGATGCAGGGAGTGGAAGCGGAAGTGGAATGATGGCTATGCTTGCTCCACTTTTGCAACAGAAGGGTATTGATCCTAACTTGTTAATGGCTTTGAATAGCAAAGGAAATGGAAACGGTTTTGGTGGAGATGGCTCATGGTTCTTATGGATTATCTTCTTGTTCTTCCTTTTCCCTCTTTTCGGTCGTAATGGTTGGGGTAATAATGGTTGTAACGATGGTGGAAATGGTGGCGGATATGGTGTCGCTGGTATTCCAAATTTGATTAACAATGATGCAGGAAGGGAATTACTAATGAGTGCTATTCAAGGAAATGGTCAGGCTATTAACACTTTAGCTACCAATTTGAATTGTTCGGTTGGACAAATTCAACAGTCTATTAATGGCGTTATGACACAAATTCAAGGTGTTGGTAATCAAGTGGGTATGTCAAGCCAACAAATTATCAATAGCATTCAATCTGGAAATTGTCAGATTGCACAGGCTATTGCAGATTGTTGCTGCAAGACACAGAATGCTATTACTACGCAAGGTTATGAAAATCAGTTGTCTATTTGCAATCAGACCAATACATTGGTTAACACTGCAAATCAGAACACTTTGGCTTTACGTGATGGAGCAACTGCTAATACGCAAGCTATCTTGCACTTGTATTCGAGGAAAGATCGGAGCTGATAGAAATTCCACGAGTTGCTTCTCCTTCTGAACGTTTTATTGCGTTTCTTGGAGTTCATACCCCAACGGATATTCTTCAAGTCTTCAATGGCAATGCCTTTATGCTCTTCCTTTGCCTTTGCGACGAGTTGTTTACTTATACGGTGGTTCACAATGGTGGCAAATCTTCTCTCACGTCCTTTCAACCGTTTCAACAACTTATGACAGTTGCGAGTGCCTTTGGACTGGATAGAAGCTCTCACTTTATTGTATCTATTGCGTATGTTCTTGACTTCATCAGAGGATATATTAGTCCCGTCAGACAAGGAGACAATATCGGTTATACCCATATCCACTCCAAGAAAAACCTCCGCTGTCTCTTCTTCTTCGTCTGGAATGTCTATCGTCTGATAGAGGTAGAATTTTCCTTTGACAAGAACAAGATCAGCTTCTCCCTTTGCGAACTTCATGAGCTGTGGACGATAGCAAGTATATGTCATCTTCTCACGCCCATCAATAAGCGAAATGGAGCAGATACCTCTTTGGGTATTGTAAGAAAGCACACGACTGTCATACGTGATAGCTCCGAATTCACGGAAACGTCTTTGTTTTTTTCTGTCGAGTTTGTATGCGTCGGCAACCTTGCTGATTGCACGTATAACAAGTTGGGAGGGAAGGCTGTATGTCCCCTTGATTGGATGGTAAACCTCCTTGTGCAGACTGAACTGATTGAACACACGACGTTCCCATGCTATCTGCGAGATAGTGTTACAAGCCTCATTAAAAACGCTAAATGTCTTTTTCAACATTATGGCTTGCTCGTCCGATGGAATCAGTTTTATTTGCAAAGTCAATTTCATGTCACAAAGATATGGAAAATAACTAAATTATTCAAATGTTTGAAGAAAATAATATTATTAAGTTTAACAAAAGAGGGAATAGTGGCTCAATTCCTCCCAGAAGCTAAAGACTTAGGGGTTTCATCGGGCTGTTTTTTATGAAAAACAAAGATTTCAAGAAAGCATTACAGAGTGATAAACCTATCAACTCTATGTTTGCACTTATTCCCGAAAAGCAAAAGAAGTCTTTTATGAAATTTGCTAAGCAATTTGGATTTACAGAAGAGAAAATAGAGCAACTTTTGAAGTCTGAAAGATGATAGCCTATGAAAACAAAAAGAGTAAAATATGATGCTGTCAAATTGGCAATCATACGTAAGAATTACATGATTAATGAGGCAATCAATGATTTAGTGAGAGATTTACCTCATTGTGATTTTGAGAAATTAAGATTTCAACTTACAAATGAAATTATGGAGTTGCAATCACTAAAAAGCGAAGGGGCTAAATAGCCCCTCTTCTTACTCTATCGTAATTACAATTTTCTCACCTCTTTTATGTGCTGCATCCATTTTTTTATAAAGATTGGTGAATGTTTCAGTACTATTAATGACTTGTCCTTTAATCTTATTTTGTCCAACAAGAATGCAACCTAGCGTATCTTCCGGCTTGTTTCCAACATGAATTAATACTCCTTCAAATCCTCTAACATCACATAATCTAGGAAGTTTACCATCACAGAATTTAGCCCATATCCTATCTTTGAATTTAGGACTAACAATATTCATGTCAATTGCATAAGTTCCCGTAGGAATAGCGGTTTTCCCATACTCCTTTTTTGTTTGAATAACAGACAAAGGCATCTCATTGCTTAGTCCTCTATCTGTATCTTCGATAGTGTCACATTCATATACATTATTTATAAAAAGAGAACCAATAGTATAATTCGTTCCTTTAAATCTTCTTTTTAATTTTATTTCCATATTCAATCTTTATTTTCATTACGTGTATTATATTTCTTCAATGCAAGTTCGCTTATATTATTATCTTTGATATATTGATTACGTCTTTTCAGAGCATCTTCTAATGTTCTAAACATGCCGACATCAATACTTTTAGCACCGTAATATACACGAACCTTATACCTTATTGGGTTTTTAAGACGAGGTATTATCCTGCGGTAGATCCATTTATGTCCTGTATTACTCATTTCTTAAACAACAATTTTAATTCTTCAACACTAGCCTTATGATAATTATCTGTATCATTATCTTTGGGTAGATACATAAATTCGATTCCTGATAATCCTCCTTCTAATTCGTTATCATGATATATACCCCAATCTCCTTTATTGTTAGTAAAAACTTGTCTGTCATCGGTATCATCTCGGAGTGCAGCAATAAAATAGAATAATTTTTCATTTTCACCGCAATCAATATCGTTTTCTTCTTTTTCAGATAAAAAACGCTTTAATTCCTGCTCCAAAGGAAGATTGTAACACTCATCAGGATAACCAACGCCATGAATAGATTGGGTAGGAATACATATATGAATCCATACAGCTCTATCAAAATAACAGCAAGGACAAATATGATAACCAAGTTCCTTTAGTTTATCTAATATTTTCTTGTTGTTTGCTCTTAAAAAGCTTTTTGAATAAATCCCATATCTATTTCCTCCCTGTACTACCTATTCCGTTTAAACCTCTTTCTTTTTCATTTAGCTTTTCAACTTCTACAAAGTCTATTTTAGGAGTTAACCCAATCTTCAACTGGGCTACTCTATCCCCTACTGAATATCGTTGTAAATTTGTTAATACGTGATAGAAAATAGCGCATATCTCATTAGTATAACCTTCATCCACTGTACCGACAGAGTTAGTCATAATCATCCCTGTCTTCCAAATACTGCTTCTTGGTCTTATATCAATGGATAATACATATCCGCCTTTCCGCATAGCCTTAATATAGTCTTCATCTATTTGGAAAGCTAATCCCAGTCCGTACTTATACACATTTGGTGCTATCTCTTCGCATGAAGTAGCATATAGGTCATAACAAAAATCGTCATCGTAATGTTTTACTGGAATCTTTGCATTTGGATGCGTTTTCTTAAATTTTACTTTCATCTTCTTTATCGTTTAATTGTTGAGCCTTTATTATACATTCACCAATAATGTTTGGGTTTTGATATGCGTCTACTAGATTCTTATATGCTTCTACACATTCATAGCTATCATTGTAGTTTATATCTTCCACTTTTCTAAACACCCACTTTACAAGATTATTTATTATATCCAACAACTCTTGCTGTTTGTAATGTCTTAAAGCAGCGGAATCCTCTGCAAATTTAATACATTCTTTTATTCTATTTGATATTTCGGTGATAGAAAGTTTAGTCATTGAACGAGCAACTTCTACCAATGATGCAAAATAGGGATTTTCGACACCTTTAATTGTAGATAGATAATTCTCCAATGCCTGTTGATATTTAAGTAAAAGTGGCTTTGTGTAAAGGTCTAAACTATCGTTGAAGTCTGCATAAACTGTTCCACTAGAAATAGTCAGGTTATTAACTTCCTTTTGATACCAATTTACCCTTTTCTTTGCGGCATAAAATAGCTTCTTGGTTTCTTTATCTTTATTTTTAATTGATGGTTCAATGTCCAAAACGCAACAGTTGCACATTTCATTGAGAGCCATTACCTGATAAACACTTACCAACAGTATTTGGTTAGGCTTCATTGGAACTTCCTCTGGCTCTTCAAACTCTTCGGGATGCGCTTCTTCATACGATTTTCCAAATAAATAGAAATCAAGAGATGTTGGATCATTAGGACAAATTTCTTTAGCCCACTCGGTTGCTTCTATGACTGTTTTCATGTCATTACTCTTTCTCTTGATTGCTCCGATTTCTCTTAGGGTATTAAGAGAATGAACATCAAGTGGAAGAAGAAGTTTTGATTGGTCTAATGACTTCCATATTCCTACATCTATAGGACTATTCTGTCGGACTAGCCAACGAAGCATAAGATTGAGCCTTTTGCAACATGATTTTGTGTCTTTGGGTATTCCATTGCATCCATTAAAGATAGCACATAAAACTTCGATATATGATGTAAATTCTAGGTGCTTACTCATTGCATCAAGAATGCAATCCTCCAATGTTTCAAATTTGGTGTATACTTGTTTTAAAAAATATCGAATATTTGATAAATCAAATATTCGGAGCATCCTATACCAACGTCCATCTTTTAAAGATATTTTATATGATTGAGACATAACCCATTGGTATGGCGAATCTCCCATAAGAGCAAGCGTTTTCTCACAAGCCTTATATATCTGTTGACGATTGCCGAAAGCTAGGGTAGAACAGATTACTGCTGCGACTTCAATATCTCGCTTATCTTTATACTTCCAAAGGAAAGAAACAGGATCTTTCTCGAAAAATTTTCTATCTTCGTATTTTGATGTAAGTTCTTTAAAATTCTCCATATTCATTTAGTTATTGAATAAAATTCTTTCTTTAAATCCAGGCAATGAATTTTTTCATGGCATGTTTCACATAAAACTATCAAGTCTTTATCTTTATATTCCCAAGCCATTTTACCTTTTATATACCTTAGGTGATGAATCTGTAAATTTGAGGTAGAACCGCATTTACTGCATTTTGCTCCTTTCTTTTTAAGAATTTGCAAACGTCTATCAAGCCATCTCTTGTCCTTCAACTGCTCATTATAAGAAGGGTTTCTTTCAACTTTAAAAGTATGAGTTGATATAATTCTCTTCTTTCTTTTTTTACATTGTTTTTTAGGATATATATAAGCTTTATAATCATCATTTAAAGCATGCTTCTTTATCCATTCTATTTGTTCTTTAGTATATTTAGTATTAACTTTCATAATAGATGTATTAATCAATATTCCAAGAGCTTGAATTTAGCTGAAAGAGTGTAAATCCCCTTTAGAGAAAGAAATAAATTTCCCCAAAATCAAATTTACACATGAAGTTATCCAAATTCTAACAACATTCCTGTCGCCATCATTCCCTTCAATCGTGGCAGATTACTAATATAGATGAATCTACTTTTAGAACTTATGTGTCTATACCACATGCACGCTACTGTTCCAAATCCCCTGCTGCCTAAACGTGCGCTTTACTCTTGGCGAAAGACTTATTAATCGAGGTTTCTAGCCGATACAAAAATAAGCCGTATTAGAAAAATCCAATACGGCATAAAAAATCCGTACTGTCAAGGTAGTAAGAACAGTACGGATTTAAGAATATATTTTTGTTACTTAAAAAAAAGTCTATTAATATGTCCGTATTAGCTTACTACTTCTAATACATCGGCAAATATCCGAATAATATTTCATACTGCCAAATTTATTCGTCTCTTTTTTCATTTTCTTTATTTTCAAGAATAATAATATGGCTATGTCTTTTCCCTGCCGACCAACTATCCCCTTTAATGACTGTATAATCTCTAAGAGAGTTTTCTGCGCATTTAACAAAGTCATCGACTCCATCAAAGATTAATGGTTCTTTATTCTCTAATTTTTTCTTTGGTCTATTTAAGAACTTATAAGTTTTATCTCCAAGATAAGTTAAGATACGACCGATAAACAGTCCTATAATGAATGCCAAAAAGTTTCCTATTGTCATATTACTATAATGATTTTAAAAGTTCCTCTTTTGTAGAATATAAAAATGTTTCAGATAACCATATATTACCTCCATTAAATACGTATTGAATATACATATTATCTACATCTATTCGTATATTTTCAACTTTATTTGATACACATCTATTGTCATGCATAAACCAAACTGTATCTCCAATATCATATTTTGTACTTATTGTCATAAAACTACATTTTTAACTGATTAATAATATCTTTTATTTCTTCCGAGTTGATATGTCCTCTTCCTTTTGGTTGAAGGAGCATATCTGCAAACAAGTCGGCTACAACGTTATTGATAAATTCTTGAAGTAAATGCTTGGCTAAATAATCATCATCGTTTATTTTTTCTATGTGTGATATTATCTTGGTAAGCATTTCATTGTTTTCTTTCGTTAGCCGAAGAAGCTCATTTATCTGTTCATCACTCATGGCATTAATTCAGATAATTGTTCGTGGGTAAATTTGATAATTTCAGTTTCATATAGATCATAATCGGAATCATAAACTTTAACATTAATGAAATTTGGGTAAAAAACTATTCGTACAAGACTTGCATATTCGCCAAAAGAAGATTTAGCCTTTACTTCACTTTTAATATTATTCCAAATATAATCTTCAATGTCTAGTAGTCTTTCCTGTAAAACATGAGCTTCATTTGCCAAAAGCTTTATTTCTTTCTCTTTCATAATCCTTAATTTATTCGTACATATTTCCCTGCAATATTACAAGTTCTTAATATTTCGGCATTATTTTCTCCAAAGGCTATTAGGACGCTTCCACAACCGGGAGTCCCAGTTTGGTTTCCATCAGGAGTAAAAAACTTAATTCTACCTTTTATAAAGAGCATAGCCTTAGCTGTGTAAAATATATGTTCTTGGAATATCTTTGTATCACAACGATTGAAAGTCAACAATATACCATTATCATGTTCAATCATTCTTTTTATGAATTTATCGAATAAAGGCTTTGAATAAGGTGGATTAAGCCAAACACGACCTTCCCATTTCCGAGATAATCCATCTATATTCTTGTCGTACATCACAACAGCCGTCCTCCACAATGGATTTAAAGGTGCGCATGGATCTAAATCGAACCTTCCCAATGCGTCTATAATTTCTTTTGGCGTATACCATTCATCAGTGGTATTAGCCGATTTTTCAAAGGTTGTATTCATTGCTATTTACCTCCAATTATTTTATAATCGCAAACGTCATCTTTCAATATTAACCCATTGCTTTGAACGGTAGAATACAAATGGATTATAACCTGCGTATCATCTCTGTTGTCGATATAAACTTCTTGCCATAGCTTTGCTATTTGTTTCATTGTTTTTTCCAACTTTTCTTTGCCTATATCTCCATATCCGATCCATTGTTTTTGTTCTAACAAAGAGATATGTTCGTCTTTCGCCCAATGATAAGCGGATGCTTCTAATATATAAATATTTTTATTTCCCATTTTTTTCTTTAATTTGTTCCAAAGTTATTCTCATTCCTTCTTGTAATCCTTTTGAATAGGCATCTTGTCTTTCTCCCAAATTCCAAAGTATATATGTAACAAGAAGTAGAATCATGCATACTACTCTATGCCACATTGGTAGTTTGATACTAAATGGAGGTAAATTTATTTCCATGTGTCCAACAAATGCAGCAACAATTACAAAGGCTACAATCATTATTATCAAATCTTTCATGGTTTCATTCAATTAAATCTTGTTTTATTCATTTTCATCTCCTATATATATTAATTGTTTTCCCCATAACTTGATTGTTTGCACCTTACCTTTTTTTATAAGATCATAAACCCATCTACGCTTAATCCCTTTTAAAAAAGCGTATGTGTCAATAGTAACCCATTTATCAGTATCTACAATCATAAGTTTTTCCTCCTTCCATATTCTGCTATTAATAATCCATCTCTATCGGGGTGTTTGAAATCATCAAACATAGGAAATAGTCTATTACCTATATCTAATGAGGCTTTCTTTTGTTCTTCACTTCCGACAATTCCTTTAGGCAGCAATTCTTTTTGCCACTCTTTGCTATCAATGAACATATATTTAAGACCCATAGTTTCAATCATAATTAATTCTGCTTCATGGCATCTTAGTGCAGATGTTGTTGCGGTAAATTTGCTCGGATTTACCAAAGGTCTTTCCATTAATACAACAATATCATTCCTATTGTAAGAACTAAATAGATTCATGAATGCACTATAATCAAGACGAGTGATATTTTTCTTAGATTTTGTATAGTCCTGTTCTTTTTTTGTTGGTGTTTTTACAAAAAAAGGATAAATATCCTCTCCAACAAATCCAATACTTCCACTTACACCATTATCTAAACCGCAATATATTTTATTCATTTTCACAATATTTTTTATTATTTTATCACTTATACGTTTATCTATCTTTCCTATTGAAAGGAAATACATTACTCTCTCTTTAATATATCTTTTTTTAGCTTTCACATAAGCAAAACTCGCTTCTTCTTTAGAATTGTACCTTCCAAGTGTTTTATTCCTAAAAACAGATTTATATTTCCCATTTATTTTATCGTAATGCACACCTATAATTCCATTATTAAAACGTTCTATTTGTGACATTAATATATTAATTTCTCTTGGTACAAAACAACAAGTTTCAGGAGAATAGACTTTATTTTTTGAAAATATATCCTTATCTAGTTGTGTACCTTCAATATAATTTTCATCAAACCACTTTTTGAAGTTGGAAAAGTAAAGCCATTCGTCACAAACTGTACAACCTTTGTAAGTAGGATGCTTAATATGTGTTTTTTCATCATAGCATCTTTGTAGCATACTATGCCAAACAGAGTAGCTTTTAATATCTCTACCATTTCTGTATGTAATATCATCGTAATCATTTATCCCATTATTAAATATTAGTTTTTTTGATGAGCATCCACAACTTTTCGTATTCCCATATATTACTGATTTTAAATCAACTAATACTATTTTCCCACAAGAGCATTTACATTCCACTCTTTTAATCTTTTCTATTACCCCATTTTTCCTTTTATACAATCTAGGTTCTTTATAAGATAGAATAGTTAATCTATTAAAAGTTTTCCCTATGTAACATTTGTTATTCTCCATATCCCATCATTCTTCATTTTTCTTTTTATCCATTATTTGCCATAACAAATTAACAGGTAATATATTCTTATTATACCCATTTTTTATTAATTCCATATTCTTTGCTAAATCCCTAGAATCAATAGGGAAATAATAGTATATAGAATTTTTATTCTCCGCTTCTATCGTCATATCTATTAAAGATTGTAGATAGTCTCTAAGTTTAAAGTAATTAGGATTCGCCATTTAAAATTCCTCCCTTTTTAGTTCTACAGTGATACCGCTATCTGCAAATATAGCTCTAAATCCTGTCTCTTCAAATATTCTCTCACCAAACTTTTTTTCATCGCTATTTTGATTACTTAGATGAAGCCCTATGACTGTCTTTAAATTACGAGACTTATGTCTTTTAATAACTTCAATAGCCTGTTCCAATGATAAGTGATTTTCAGATGCACTAGACGACCATTCATCATGTATCGCATTATCTACAATCACATCATTACTGTAATTAGTTTCAATCATTAAAACATTTACATCTTTCACCTTATATTTAAAATAAGAGCAATCAGTTATAAACAAAATCCTTATTCCATCAGGACAATCTATTATAAATGAATAACATTGTGCATTATGAGGAACTTCAAGACATTGTACTTCAAAACCTCCAATACGATATTTAGTTTTAATAGAAAGTTCAACTACGTCAGGAAATATAGACTTTGTTTCCTTATTTGAATAAACGGATATTGCTCTTAATATTAAATTAGGAATATCTAAAGAATGGTCTGAATGACTTCATCGGTGGCTGACTAAACAGCCAACCACCCTACCTCCTTTCCAATTTATAGCCGGAAGTATCTTATTTTTAAAAGATACACCTGCTTCAATTAAAAGGATTTCGTTATTACATTCAAGGATATAGCTATTGCCTTTACTGCTACTTCCCGCTATTTTCAGATATGCCATAAGCCCATTTTAATATTTCTTCTGCCTTTTCATAAGCCTCTTTATCAAGCACTGTTCCTGTATAATCTGACTTTTTACCATATTTATAGCCTAATTCCAATGCCTTTAATTTATTGGCAACTAATTGGTCTGAAGTGTTAATGATTACGCTTCCTGCAACTTTCTTTTCCATAATTAATCCTCCTTCATTAAATAAAGTAATTCTTCAAATATTTGGTAATCCAATAGGCTTGAATCACATATTCCCATAATACTTTCAATTTTATATATTAAACTCCCTATTACATCTTCATCTGTTAAAACTTGGGAAGGCTCTTGAATATGATTATTCAATTCATCTATAATATCATCAACTGTATCAATAGTAAACTGTCGATACTTACCCATATCATAATATAGTTTCGATTCTATATCTTCTACCTTACTTAATAACTCCTTTGCCGTCATATCATTCTTCTTTTAATCCAAAATAACTCCAATCACAATTTCTATTTTTCAATACGTCTATAAGTTCGCTGTCGTCAAGATAGTCAAGGGCTATATCGCAAAACTTTCCTTTTTCACTAGGAGAAAGATTATTAAATATTTCTTCAATATCTATACTAACTGTTACATCTACGTTCATGGTTGTATCTTTTTAAAATAACTATTAATCTCTTCCTCTTTTATCCACCAATGAGATTTATCACCATATTCATCAGTTATACAACCATCATTTTCTGATAAGTATATTTCCCCTTGAAAATAAGCAATCTCATTTTCTTCACCATTCATTATTACATCTTTGATACATAGAAATTGGTCTCCTTTATGTATTCCTCTTTTTTCTGATAATTCATAATTTCTATATTTATCGTATCGTTCGAAATAATTCTCACAAAAATTTAGGGAATTATGATTTACCAATTCCTCTTTGAACTGTTCATCAGTCGTTGGAATCAACTCCTCATTAGACATGTATATTCGATACTTCCGCATATACAATTCAATACCTTTGCATACACACTTTGCGAGGAAATTTTCAATTAAATTCTTCATACTATTTATCTTTTTTAGTAACAATATCAAATCTTTCCATTAAACACTTCGCTGCTATCTCAATGACAGTTCTATTGAAGCTATTATCCTTGAAATAACCGGAATCATAAACTATACGTCTAATCATTTGTTCGGGATTCTCTCTTGCAAAAGCATCTTCTGCTAACTTTTTAGCTTCTATTCTAACTGCATCTTCAATCCATTCTCTAATATCTTCTTTCGTAATACCAAGCTCATTAATCATGTAGTTACGAAACATTAACCATTTGTCATTCTTCCCTGCCATATCTATATCTAATTAAAAAGTCCCATCCGAATAGGTATTACTACCTAAACAAAATGGGACTAAGTTGATTTATTTACAAAATATCTGCTCCATCATCTATCCAATCAGGATACATTTCTTTCCATGAAGAATCTATTTCATCATCCATGATTAAAACGGACGTTCTTTAATTTGTTCTTTCTTTTCCTCTTTGGTTGTTACCGAGTCACCTGCATTTGCACCATTAAGTTCTTCTTTGTTACCTAATGTGGATGCATCTACAGTTTCTTGTACTTCTTCATATTCTACAACCTCACCAACTTTTGATTTATCAATCATAGGTGATGTTTCACCTGCCAAAGGAATATCATCTTCTTCGTCAATCAGAGTACCCATATATTTAACATTAGAATTGACTAATGATTTAGTAGATTTTTTAATAATCGTTCGATAAATCATATCACGTTCAAAATCTTTTGCTACACTTGCTCCATTTGAGGATTTAGTCCACGATTTCAACCATTCCTTTCGCGTCATAACAAAAACATCAGTATTACCATCATTATCTGTAACATAAGCATAAGCAGCAATAAATGGCTTATCTAAATTTTCAACTGATGTTTTGTGTTCAATGATTTTAGTATACCCAGTATTTACATCTATTCCAAAATCAAAAATGTCTCCTTCATGAACATATCCAACAATAGGTTTATAAAATTTGGAAGCTCTTTTTGCCCTTACAATGCGCCCATATACACTTTCCATTGTAGTCATTTGATTATTTCTTGGAATAAAATATATTTGAGATTCCGAGAAATCTAATCCTTTAGCAACTGAATCTAATAATGCTTGCATTACAGATTCTTCCGTGCAAACTTCTAATACAGGCTTTCCTCCTACTTTCATGTCATTCAACATAAATCGGGCTTTCTTAAGACTGTTTGCTGGTGAAAATCCTTCGGGGATTGTCATACCTAATTCCATATAGGATTGTATCTTTGCTAATGCTTTTTCTTCAACCAATACAGGTTTGACTAGTTCTTTCTTATTTTCCATTTTCTTTATATTTTAAATTATAACCTTTACATTTATATCCTCTAAGACAAGATGAAACAATAGAATTTTCCTTAACCTTTAAATATTTAGAAGCATCTTTTGTAGAGGGGAAATCTTTAATTAATGTACTTCCTTCATACATCAAAACTCTTTTAAATTTTTTAGAAGGTATATATATCTTATCTTTTTTATAATATCTAAATATATGTCCTCTACATACCGCCCTTTCACCATTACATGACCTGCATATATCCCCACTTCTTATGTTATGAAAAATAGATGCGTCTAATAATGAATTAAACTCCTGTTCATATTCTCCATTAATAGAATATTGATATACTTTAGTATATTTAATAGCTCCATTTTCATGTGCATGGCGCATATTTTCTTTTTTAGTACACCATTCCAAATTTGAAATAATATTGTTTTTTTTATTTAAATCTATGTGATTTACTTCTACTTTATTAGCGAGATTAGGAATAAATGCTTCGGCAACTAATCTATGTACATATAATTTTTTCGTGAAACCATTAAGACTTAAATTAACCATTAAATATCCTTTAGAATTATCTTGCTGGGACATAATTCTACCATTTATTCTTTTTATATAATTAGGATATTCAACATATCTATCCAATGACTTTATTCTTCCTAAATTACTTACTTGATATAGTCCTTCATATCCAACTACATCTTTCCAAATTTCATTTGGTAAATCTTCTAATGATAAATTATGATATGTTTCCATATTTATACTGGTTTTAAATGGTACTGATGATTAAGAATGAAGGGAAAGCCCACCAGTATAGCCTTTCATTGAAGGAGCTACCTTCAACTATCCCTTTCATTCCACAAATATAGAGATATTATTTGTTATATCCAACAATATCTACGTCAATTCCATTCCCTTTAAACTTCTGTAACACATCAGATATTCAGAATGGCAGCGCATCTGTATCATCTTGACTGGTTGATGCATAATTCTGTTTCGGTTTAGATGATGGTGGTGGAGTTGGTACACTTTGCTGTTTTGCCTCACTTTTCTTCTTTATGCTCCATGCTTTTATAGATGTATACCAACGTCCCTTAAATTCTCTGGATTCAAGATTTACTCCAATACTAACAACATCTCCGATTCTAATGTTCGCTTCTTTAATCTTGTCTGCTCCCAAAATAGTGAAACAAATATTTTTAGGATAGTTATCGTCTGTCTTTAATACAAAATCTTGGCTAACCCATTCACCTCTCTGTCCCACACCTCTAGTTTCGGGGAGTATGGCAGTAATTTGACCTTCAATATATATTGCTTCCATTATTATTTGTTATTATATGGATAAACGTCCATTATTTTACTATCAGATACACTTTCTATTCTATAATCAGCCATTGTACCTTTCATGTATTCGTCTAAATTCTTTACAGCTTGTCTTAAATCTGCTGCTTGTACAAGCATATTGGTTGTCGTAGTCTTTTCAGCCCCAGTCTTTTCGTCTAAGGTGATATACCCAAGTTTACACTTAAACCAAGTATCATCAGCTTCATTATCGCTTGGAACTACTTCTGCGTATTTTGTATCTACCACAGCTTTTATCGAAAAATCACCACTGATAAAGGGAGACATCTCTTCTATTAGTCTAGCTTCGGCTTCTGTCACAGATAAGGCATCTATTAGATATTTTTCTGTAACTTTTTTTTCTTTCCCGTTCTCCATTACTTTTTCGTATTTCAGAGAACCTAAAAACCATTTTTTCATAATAATGTTTTTTAAAATGTAAATATATAAAACTAACAATCGCAATTTTTATTATCTACTTCTTCATCTTCATCTTCATTAAATAAGCCGTTAAAGGTTTCATCATATTCCTTAATAGCAGCCAATACATTCCTTTGAAACTCAAAGAACTTTCTATGATTCATAGAACATTGTGAACCCATCGTTAATGTAGCTATATAAGACAAAGCATGTCCTAAATCGTCATCATCATGTGATCGTTTTGCAAATAATTCCGTAATATCATCTATATTAGAAATTGTTGCTGAAAAATGACTTTCATTTGTTTTAATTAATATTAAAGCAGGAATATCATTTTCTTCTATAAATTTAGAAAGACTTTCAAATTTCTTTATTAATTCATTTTCTTTATTTTTCATATTGTTATTTTTTTAACGCATCATCTATTGACACTCTGTTTTTTTTAACTTTTGTATATTCAGTGCTTCTTATTATATTTCCACACCAAGTATTAGTACTTTGTCCTAACATTTCAAGCTCTTTATTTTTTTTCTTGGAAGCTTTAGGGAGTAAGCCGTATACATAACCATACTGATTAGGCTTTTTCTCAACAGCTTTCAATGTCAGTATGTACTCCCCTTTTCTGTTCCTATATATTGTATTAAATCTTAGTGGGATAAAAATACCTTTTTCCTCCACCCCACCCACCTCATCATTAGTTATGATAACCCCATTCAGTTCAGATAGGGTTACATTTACACTTAAATTGTTATTCATTTTCCTATTTCTATTTTCTTAAAGATACGTTTATACCACGGAAGATCATTGAGATGAATGTATGTAAAGTATAATTCTCTATATCTTTTTTTCTCTGATTTTAGTTCTTCTAGTTCTTCTTTAATTTTTTTCATTATATTATCTGAATCTTCAATCAAGATATTAAAATGATAACCATTAATATCTATTTGAGAAATAACCCCCTTATTGCTATTCAGAGCAACCGTGATAGCAGCTAGATCTTCTCCGCTAATTAAATAATCTCCTTTTAAATTATATTTATCAGGAAATTCACCATTTATAACTTCAACCCCGTTAACTTTGTAACTAAGTTCGCTACCATTAAAATAAACACGACTTAAATTTTCATTCATAACTTTTACTTTTTAAAAATTAATATTCAACTCTTAATTCATTATCACTATCATTTACTATTAATTCGATTAATTGATGGCAAGTTTTTATTTCATTGCTAGAATCTATTAGATTCATATCATCAACAAACAGAGGCAAACTTACATTGAAGAAATCTGCAAAAGCATTTGCAATATCAATACCAATAAGTATTCTTTCTGCACCGTTTGATGTAGCAGCAATTGCTCCATCAATACCAGTAATAACACAATCAGGAATCCAAACACCGGATTTATCCTGCGACATCATGGTAATATTGCAACGTTTGAAGTATTTATTAACTCGCTTTGAAATGATCTTAGCTCTTTCTTCTTCGTATGCTTTAATTTGCGCATCTAACTTCTCTTTTTCTGCCAAGGCATTAGCTGTATCTTTCAGTTGTTTCTTAAATTCTTCTATTTTTTTCTCTTGTTTTTTGCGCTCATCAATAAGTCCCATTTTTTTGCTTTCCTCTTCAATATTCGACATCAAAGCCTTTTTCATGGAAAGTAAACCTGAATTATCTTGTTCAGGAATAGTTGTTATTGTCTTTTTCTTTTCTTCCAATAAGCTAACTAATGATTTATATTTTTCAGTTTGCTCAAATGGGATAATATTTTGTTGAACTTCATCATATTCTTTTTGTAAAGTAGACAGATCTTTCTTCTCCAAAAGAGCAGTCGGAATATCAGCAAGATTCTCTTCACATTCTGCAATTACTTTAGTTACATCATCAATTCTTGCTTTTACATTCAGCCCTTCTTTTATTATATTTTCTTTTTCTATTTCTACTTGTTTATAAAACTCCTTTTTTAATAATTCTAATTTGTCATCAGGAAGAGTTTGTCCACAATAAGAACATTTATCTGCTGAAAATTCCTTTTCCAAACATTCATCCAATTTAGTTAATAGATTATTTCTTCTTTCATTTAGAATTCCTAAATCTATATTTAATGATTTTATTTTATCAGATAGAACTCTTCTTTTTCTTCGGTTTTCTTCGTTTTTATTATCTATATTTTTATTCTCTTCTGTTACAGAACATATATTAGAAAGAATAGAAGCTGAAATCTTATTCTGTTCTTCATCGTATTTTTCTTTTTCAGTTCTAATATTCCGTTCCCAATCAGATATTTCTTGCAAATCTTTATTTCTCTTTTCTATTAGAGGTTTAATAGATTCAGCACTTCCTTGTAATTCTTTATCTATATCCGAAATTTGATTTTTATAATCTTCTATGGCTTTCTTAGCACTTTCCGCCTCTTCTACATTTGGCAGATTTTCCTCCAAAGTTTTTATCGTAAGAGGAAGGGATTTAAGAGAGTCTTTTAGAGGTTTAATATCTGACGAAATTCGGGCTTTTAATTCAGAGAGTGAATACTTCTCTAGTTGCTCCAATAATTCCTTATAATTACCCGTTAAGTCGTTGTCTGTTATTTCACCTGCCATTACAGCAAGATATTTACGTTGTTCTTTCCAATCTAAATATAAAAAGTAATTAATATCCAAAATAGAGCGAAGAACTTCCAAATCACAAAATAAATCTGCAACCTTTTCTTTATACTTTCCGGCACTCAATTCTACTCCGTCAATAAAGAACTTATAATCATCTGTCCCTTTTCTTTCATAAGAATTGCTTCCTCTACGTCTAATCCATCCCACTTCTGCTGTTTTTTTCAATGAATATTCATATCCATTTGCCTCGATGATAGCCTCAACGACAGCAGCAGGAGAATCTTCTGGTGTATATGTTTTAGTATTGTCGAACAAATTATAGTTCATTCTATTTTCCCCATCATATCCTGTAATAAGCCATAGGAATGCATGACGAAGAGAGGACTTACCTGCTTTATTTTGACCATATACTTTAGTAATATCTTCATTAAAAGATATTTCCTTGTTTTGTTTTCTCCAATTTTGGAGAATAAGCTTTTTTAAAATTACTTTTTTCATAAACTATTTTTATATTAATGAAACAAATCTCCTATCTTGTGCTATATTCCCTAAAGAAGGTATTTCTCTTAGAAAACCAAATTTTTCCATGAATTCTATACAACACATCACTTCCCAACTATCACCACACACTTCATTTAATACTTCTCCTTTGGAATATTTGCTAGTATTGCCACCTTCAAACATTTCAGCTTTCATCTTTTCATAATCATACATATCATTCCTCCCATTCTACTCTAACCGTAGCTTTGCATGTAACATCTTTTTCATTGACTTTCATACGCATGGCTTCTTCTTTTGATTTGTGAACCGCTCCAATACATCTTTCCATGAATGTTTCATATATATTTATCCATCCTTCTTTCTTCTCTCCCACCATGCATAAATCGGCATGACTGTCTTTTTCTCCATCAGAAAATCGTCCTTTTTTAGTAAAAGAAGCGGGATATTCTTTGCCATCCTCGCCTTCAAGTAGAGCAACAATAGGGAATCTATCGTTATTTGCATCAAAACATACAATTCTAGCTCTAAATCCTTCTCTTGTGCATAGAGGCGCACCTGCTTTTGCTTTTTCTAAATCAAATGGTTTCATAATTTTGTATTTTATATTAGTTCAATTGCTTTCTGTATTCCAGCTTCCAATGCTTCTTCATAGGTGTCCCATTGACCGCCATCATTCGTGCCTTCAAATATCCCATCGGTTATATGAGTGCCATTGTCAGCCTTGCATATATCATAGCCATAACCGCAAGCGTTTCTAATGATGGCTATATGCAGGTTCTTGGTTTCACGTAGCCACTTTTGGACGAGAGATTGGGAAGGTGCAGAAAGGAAACCCTCTCTTTTATTGAAATTCTCTGAATAATCGTAAGTTTCAGATAGTATCATGTCACCTTCTACGCCATCTGCTTCATAAAAAGTAAATACACATTCGCTGAACCCTTTATTTTTCATCAGCTTCGCTGTTTCTAATGTTATAAATTCTTCTTTCATTATTATTCCTCCTTTTTAAATTCTTCACAATGCAACTTATAAGCATAGGCAAACATCTTCAAAGTAACAGGCTCAAAGTGAAAATCTGCCTGTTTGCCTTCTACTACAACAGAAACACATAAATCTCCATCACAAAAATCAATATATGCCACAGCATCGTCATTCCCTCTGATAGCAAATGTTTGTGTCTGTATGCTATCCATGATTCTCCTCCTTTTCTTTAAAGTGTTCTATTAGCTCTTCTACGGTAGCCTTGTGGTAATTCCCTGAAATGATTGTTGCGTGCATCCAATTTTCATCCCAAAAGAACATACTGCCTTTGGGTTCTGTGAAATAATGGTCATTACCCACAATATCATCATAAGAAACGCTAAGCGGTGAATCTGCTACAAACCATTGATTTTCATCTGTATCATCCCGTAATGCGGCTATTGCCAAGAAAAGTTCTTCATTAGTTCCGCAATCAATAAAACTATCTATTTTTTTAGAGAGAACATTTATATCATCATCGTTCATTGAATAAACCGAAGCATATCCATGTATAGTAGTATATAGATTATGCCAACCTAAATATGGATTGCAATTGTAGTCAAGCTCTTTTAATCTATCTCTAATCTTGGTGGTATTTTTACGAATGATACACGGTGTTGTAAATCCCATAGTTATTTCTCCTCTTCTTTAGCGTTATCATCATAAATGAAATCAGCAGAATCCAATTGCGCTTCTGAAATAGATACCTTATTTTCATTCTGCCATTTCATAATTTTATTGTGTATTCTTCTATTTTCACTATCTGTAATAAATCCATGAATATGGAGATAAGCACGACAGAGGATTGCTATTGCTAACTTTTTTCTATTTTTCATAGTTATTTTCCTTTCTTTACCAATTCAACTTCTGTCGGCTCTTCATCTTCCCATTTTACTTCGGGGAATAAAGAAGAGTCTAGCTTATAGAAATCATGGGGATTGTCACTACATAATTGCCAACTTTCCGAATACTTCACGGGTTGCTTTTTATAAAGATACAAATCACCGTCTTTGTCTCTTGCTACATACATATTAGTCCCCTTTCTATTTTATTTTTAGTTAAACTTGTGAATTATGTATAAACAGTTTTTCAGTAGCATGTTTTGTTATTATTTGATTTATTGCAGTTTTAACAGTATGTTCCCAAATACACACAAAATCGTTAGGTGCGTTATATTCTGAAACAAATACTTTATGTCCTTCATCAACTTTGCTCCTGCACCAATTCCAAAACTCTTCGTTATTTATAGAATAATTGTATTTTTTGACTCCATTATAAGGTGGATCGCAGTAAATTATTGAGCATGATGGTAATACTAGGTCTTTATAATCTACACTTAAAAAAGAAACACCCTTCAAACTGTCCACTTGATGTAAGATATTCCTAATTGACTCTCCAATATAATCACGGAAGCCTCCATTTATTTTTACTGAATGTCCTGAATATCCTCCATCAAAAAAACGTCCGTTATAACTTCCCATAAAACCAACCCATCCAATTAAATCATCATTGAACAAACCGTTTTTCGTGTTGTAACAATTTCTAACTTCATTATAAAAATCTCGTTCTATTATTAATGGAGGCTGCCATCCGGTAGTCAAACTTTTCCACATACTTATAAGATAAGAGTTGCTATCATTGGCAATTCTATTCCCATCTACCTTATCCATGATATTGCATCCACCGCAAAATGGCTCTACGTAATATTGTCTCTCTAATCTATCTTTTAGTATTATAGGCAAAAGTTCTTTAGCTATTCTTGCCTTACTTCCCATATATTTCATGATTAATTCCTTTCTTATTTGTTTTATGTCAATTTATTATTGCTTTTTCTACCAATTCCTTAGAATATTTCTCAATCTTGTCTTGAGATAGCTTTCTGAATTCAGGAAAATTCGCACGCATCCAATTTCTTATTTGCATACCTTCCCTCAATCCTACAGGATGAAACGGAATGTGTTTTCTATTGAAATTCAACCTTAGGACGGGGAATACGCATCCTTTCAAACCTTTCAAGTGTCGGAAGTACCTTAGGTTTTCTTCCCCAAGGTACTTTTTAAGTGCATCAATGTGTTGTTGAGTAATCATAGCTTCAATCCATCAGCGGTAGGTTCTATAACTGTTCCCGTTGAAGGGTCTTTACTTGATGGATAAGGATTATCAGTACCCAGTCGTTTCAAATCCATACCGAGCCACATAACAGCTTCTTGTAATTTTGTGATAGTAAGGCTACGTTCACGACTTACTGGAAGGTCTTTCACTTCTTGAATCTTAGCATCAATTTCTTGACGCAATCTTTTGTTTTCTACAACTTCTTGTTCAAATGTAATAATGTTTAAGGATTTTACAAAGCCCGTCCAAGGCTATTTAATTCGTTATTTTATCGTTTTACGGTTTTCTCTTAGTTCTTCTTCACTGACAATATTATTAGTTCTGTTACCAAGATTAGAAATATTTGTTGTATTATTTGGTTTACAATACAGACACATTTGAGTAAAAGGTGAATAAACTCTCCCACACTTCGGGCAAATCCATCCCTGCTGCCCGAACATTCCATTATACGGATTTACTACACTTGATTCTGTTTTCATAATGATAGTTTTTTAATGTCATATACTGATAGTTTGTCCTTACCTTTGGCATATTCAAAGAACCCTACTACAGGACATACACATTCGGGAATAGTATAATCATCTGTTTCAGGTAATGTTACCAATATACTAAGTCCTGTGCCATTGATATACTCACAAGAAACAAAGTCATCAAAGTCAATATATCTTTGTGCCTCCACAGCTAGAAGGTCGCAGTAGCGTAGATATGCATTATAGCCTCCAATAGCATCATCTATTAATTTATCTATATTCATTTCTCATCTTGTTTAACATATTTATAAATTAGGATAGTATCAGTAACAGTCTTATGTTCTACACTAGTATTAATCTGTTCTGTATTATTCCTTTCTTTGCAATACTTACAATTCCCTTTATGACCGATGCTAGTTACTATATATCCATAATAAGTTCTTGATTGAATCATAATGTATTCACATTAATCAATCTCAATCACATCATACTCTATAGCTGAATCTTTCTCTGTTCGCGATGCTTTCTCACATGACATCAACAGTAATGCCATCAGTACTAAAAATAGGTAGTAAACGTTACTCTTCATAATTGTATGTTTAATTCTTTCCCATTAATTGCAAAAAACAAGTTTTGTAATTGGTGGACATATTCTACATTTTGTTGAACTGTGAAATTAGCTAATTTAGTACAATTAGGGTTAAGATATACGTCTAATGGCATATAAGCAAATTTTTCTCTCTTATAATTTCTATCAAAAGAATAAAAGATATATCCACTAATATGATTAATCTTTTCAAATCCGCAATTCAGGAGTATTTCTTCTGTTAGAGGAATACCTTCAACTTTAGTTTCTTCCTCTTCTCTGAAAGTACCATCGCCCATCTCAATTGTTATGTTGTAATCGTCATTAGCACATTCATTGCAAAAAGTATTACTCATTAGAGATACTGCTTTGCCAATTCCTGTATCTATTTTAACGTAATTACCAATTCTCATTTCTTCTGCTTTCATATTTATTTTTTAAAAATTTTGAAATAAAATCAATAACATCAAAGCCTATACAAAAAGACATACATATATATAAAAGATCTACATTCTCGTTTACACATTGGTGGTTAATGCTTTCAGCTATTAATGTGGCTGATAACAATATTACTGTTCGCATAATGGTTTCATTCTTTGTATTAAGTGAAGAGAGAGAGTCATTAATTGTTTAACTTGCTCTTCATTTGGATAATCTTCTTCGTAAAAGTCTATTATATTCAATAAGGTATCACAACCGGAACAAGAACCATAATAGGTATGTGTCATAAGATAATCTTCTATTCCAGGCTGATATACATCTTTTTCAGGGATGATGAATATCTCTGTACCTGACCAATCTCCATCATTAATTACGTGTATATTTTTCACATCATATTCAGATATAACATACGTGAATATAGCTCTTACTATTTTTAAGTATGAATCATATTCTTTCAATTCGTTTTCTCTAAACCATTTTTCCAACTTATGCTTATTAGCTTCCCATTGATCTATAATTTCTTTTATCATAGCTTTTTATTATTAAATTCGTTTACACATTGGTACTATTACTTCTTCGATTTCTCTCCATAAGATAGGCTCTACATTATAAGCCCATTCTCTTCCAGTCCAAAAGGAGTTAGTATATCTGCCATCTTTGAGACAGACATTAACGGTGTTATATTTGCTAGGTTTTATTTCCCTAGCGTTATTCCATCCGTTCTTTATCATTCTATTCCATGTTTTCATAGATTATCTCTTTAAATATAACATTGGTTTCATCTTCTCTTTCAGAAGCATCACAAATTCCAAAAGATTCATATACAAATTTACCATTCTCTTTACAAACGTCTAAAAAGAAACAATTTGCGCAAGAAGGGGTTACACCATCACCCCATTCTTCTACTTTTAAAGTAGTAAATGGTAGTTTTATTTCAGTACCTATCGGTAATTCTTTTCTCTTTTTAGATTTGCTAAATACACTTATTGCCCTATAAAGTGCATTTCTCAATTCTGCACAGTCAAAACCTGCTTTTTCAAAATTTCTTATACTGACAGAAGCTATTTCTATTACTTTACCAGTATTTTCATTTACACCTTCTTTTTCTAACAATTCAGCAAATCTCAATATTGCTACTTTGCCTAGTCTATACAAATCATTGGCAAATTCTGATTTTTCTTCATTCATAATAGGTCATTTTTGATACTCTAATACATTAAAGCCGCCTGTTTACTTCCAATGACAGAGTACGTGTTACACATGATATATACTAAGTTGTTGTCAATAACTTTAAGCCTACCTTGAAAGTTATGTTTCAAACATAACAAAGCATCCATTTTAGAATCAAAAGGGCAAACAACCTTAAAGTTATGATTCCTTCTTAAAATTCCAATTTTTTCACCAAAAGAAATCGCTTTAGCAACTTTACTTTTGCTTGTTTTCATTCTTTTAGCCAATGTATCAAACGAAATCCCATTGTCTTTAAATTCAGTCAATCCATGCATGGTGCAGAACTTTTTAGCCTTCTTCCATTCTCTGTACTTTGATTTAGATAAATGTCCTTTCGGCTTAGTCCCTTTAATAACTTGATGATTGACGTAATTTTTCCGTCTTTGTTCTTCCGTTATAAATAATGCTTGCAATCCGGTTTCAATCGCCTTGATATTTGATAAATCCAATCCATCTAATCTTACATTTGACTTAGCAGCACGAACCGATTTAAAAAGAAGATGTTTATTGTTCTTTCCAACAAAATCTAATAGTTCCATGCTTCCAAGAGCTTCTAACCGCTTCTTCACTGTATTTTTATGCAGACCTGTAATTTTGGATAGTTTGTAATAAGAAAAATTAAGAACGACTGATGATCTAAACTTTTGTTTTATAAAAATAAGTAGGGCTATCGCTTTCCGTTCATCGGTAGCGGATATTATTTCATTATATCTTTTCCTACTTAGTCTTTTCATAATTATATATATAAAACAATAAAACCGTAGCTGAAACTCTATCAGTACGGTTCTATTGTTACCGTGTTAACAGACATTGTATAAATACAACGGTAGCAATTGTTAACATACGGTTATATAATCAAAAAAAACTTTATAATCAAAAAAAAATAATATAATCATATATCATCCATTGCTACGTTTCAGATACATTGCAAATATCCTCTTTATTTTTGAGATGTGCAAGAGAATATGTGTATTTAACATTTATATAACTTGTGAACTACCCACAAATCTTCAGTTTGTGGGCTTCGTGGGCTGAGTGAGTAACCCCACTCATATCTCCACAAGCTTAAAGCTTCAACTATCATATTCAATAATTATAAAGTTCAACACAATCTTCACGCTCTATGACGTCTTTCACTTCATCATCCAAAATGTCTATTGTCACAGGTTTGCTTTTATCTTTAATTTCAGATAAAATATCAATTAGTTCTTGTACTGTCATAATTTATCCTCCTATTTTACATTAAGTGTTCACTGCCTTAATTAAACCTCTTGTACTTTTAAGATTTCATCTAGCCGAAACAAAGCTCTATCATATTCTACTTCATTGTCAAAGTAGAAATACCTTATTCCGTTCCCGTACTTCATTTCAATGCAGTATTTACCGCTTGATACACTATTACCACGTCCTTTGTATTCTTTAATACTTGCGTCTTTCAATCGTTGATTCTGTATTCTTATCCACATATTGTATATATTTACTTTTATTTTACATCAAAACATAAACTAAACAATTCATCTTTTGTGCCATCGTATTCCCATACATGTTCATATTCACTTTCTTCTGTTTGTAAATAAAGCGATATGCGAATATAATCCCAACTTATTCCGATGTTATCAATTTCTTTGCTTGTAACATCTTCATACTGACGGATTCTTTTTATAAATTCCGTTTTAGCTTTTTCTGTTTGCTCTAAAAACTTTTTGTATGTCATAGTTCTAATATTTAAATGATTCTACTAACCACCAAATTAATAAACCATCTACCACCAATTTGAAAAGATTGGCAAGGAAGCTAACTTCTACTTCTTCTCCATTTAAACATGCTGCCAATGTTAATTTAAGGATTCTTTGTTGTTTTAGAATCTAATACTAAGGTGATTTTCTTTGTTTTCATATCATTATTCAATTACATACATTAATAAACCATCTTTTGCTTTTATTTCTACCAATATTTCTTTGCAATTTAATCTCTCTTTTAGAAATTCTAAGGTACTTGTTCTAGCAAAGCAATTCTTTGTGGAAACATACATAACTTTCCCATTGCTTTCAATAGAAACTATTCCTTTGATATATTTTCTAATAATATCCTCTTTGCTTTCCATAACTCAAATATTTAATAGTTCATTTTCTTTAATTCTTAACTCCAATGTTTTAGGGTATCTCATCTTCACATCTATAAATTCAACGACATAAAGATTGTTCCCTTTGACTCCAAACATATCCTCTATAGTATGATATGCTTTGAACTGATACCTTTCATCAGGATATTTATTCCTGAAATAATTCTCTACTAAATTTCTTTTGCTCATAGCTTTATATATTTATTGTTTCATTTCATTTTTTTTAATTAATATCCATGTATTCAGTACCTCCATATAACATCTTGTTTCTATAAGATAGCTAATGCCTTGTAGTATTTTCATAGATGTCACATCAACATTTATAAATTCAAGTTTATTAGTATTAGATTCGACATAGAAAACATTTCTGTTTTTTCTATTGGTAACTAATACACGTACAATTTTATTTCGTTTATAAATGGGTGTTATAAGGCATCCTTTGGGAAATATGAATTGCCAATCATATCGCTTTTCAAATTTTATTCCTTTTACTTCAATATATTCTTTGTCCATATTTTTAAGTTATTTCATTATTTTTTTAAGTTTACGATACATTGCAGCCGCACGAACTGAATTATATTCCATTCCTGTAGCTGTCTTTTGATTCAGATTATTCAATTTTTGTGCAATATCTCCCCAAATTTCGTAGTTTCTAGGCTCTCCCTTATCTTTTATCCAATCAGTAATGAAAGCCCAAAAAAACACATTACTTTCATTAACACGTGCATTTTCTCGCCTTTTGTTTGCGGACTCATCGTGCATCTTATTTATTGAAACTATTCTATCTGTAGAACTATTCTTTCCCCACAATTCATTTGTTCCGCCTGTTTGCATACCTTTCGCTTTTCTTGCGGCTAGTCCCATACGTGTACGCTGACGTATGTTTTCTACTTCAATTTCAGCGGCTAATGATAATGCAAAAAGAAGGGCTTTTCCACCTATTGATTTATTTTCTATTATAGTTCCGTCTTTGCATTGTATTATAGTTATATCTTTTTCTCCACAATAAGAAACAATAGAAAATAAATCATTCATACTTCTACCTAATCGAGACAATTCAGATATATATATAGTGTCTCCACTCTTGCACATTTCTAATACTTCTTGCAGTTTTCGTTTTGTATGTTTTATAGTCCCTGAAACTTTTTCTACAACTTCTTTAATATCTGAATTGTCTCCTATTCTTTTCAAATACTGTTTTATACATTCTTTTTGTTGTTCAAAGTCTTGTTTTTCCGTTGAACATCTAGCGTATATAAATTTCATAAAATAAATATCTTTTTTTGTATGGCTTATTATTCTTTATGCTATATTTAATACCCGCACCTGTCCCGCCTATTTCTTTGGCAGCTTGTTTCATTGAACGGAATGTTTTTTCTACACCCGTATTAATGTCGATACACTTAACTTTAATGCTTGTTTTTTCTATGCAAGCTTTTCTACAATTTTCGTGTACTCCTTTCCTCTTGAGTCCTATATCAAAAGCGTGTTTATTATTATAAGAACTTGTCACCCATTCAAGGTTAGATGCATTATTATTCAATTTATTACCGTCTTTATGGTTAACAACTAAACCTTCTTTATATCCGTCTACAAACAATAATGCAACTAATCTATGTATTTTATAATGAGTATACGTTTTTTTATTTACGTATGGGATGATATAATAATATCCGTTAGTGTCTATGTTATTTTTTAACAAGTATATCCTATTCTTTTTCAAACTTCTTGCACGCCCCAAATTTGATATTTGATATACGCCCTCAAATTTTGGTATATCTTTCCATATCTCACCACGTTTTGAAACAAACTTATTCATATTACTATTTTTTAGTTAGCCCTTCAAATACAGTACAACCACCCCAAATAATCAAACATATTATAAACAACATTTTTACTCCTTTCTTTATTTAAAGACCATTATCAATAGCCTTGTCGACACTCATAAATGAGAATATTTTTGAATTTATTTCATGTAAATTCATTCTATATTTGGCTTTTCTCATTTCGTAATAACTTTTAAAACCTTTCGTTATTTCCGGCTTATTGGCAAAATTAGTGATTTCAACCAATACATGTGTATATCCATTCTCTTTGTAATCTTTTGCTTTCATATTATCACTTTTTATTAATATGTTTATTACTTTTCTTTAATAATAACTCCCTTTGAATTTCATTCGCTGCAAGTCCTTCCAGTTCTTTTTCAAAAGATTCATTAAAAATACCTCTTTGATATTTTGACTGATTAGGAATGAAATTTATTGGATCAAACTTTTTCTTTTTCATAGTATTTCATTTAATTCTTTTATAATTTCTTCCTTTGTAGCGTAATCTCGTAAACCTAACAACTTTATCATATATCTTCGGTCTACTTGATCAGGGAACAAATATTCCGAATAAGTTTTAACTATATCCTTTAAAATGATTTCCGGCTTGTCGTAACTTTCTATCAAGCTGTCGATTAAATGCCCTTTTTCTCCTCTAGCGTCCCACTGATTTACAATTTCATTTGTAGAAAGATTTTCAAAAGTAAAATACCCTTCTTCGATTTCGTGAACATCACGTACAATCTTTCTACATAGTTCCGGGTATCCATCAATTTGAGATATTATACCGTTATTAATCATTTCTTTAAATGATTCTATTTGCTTTTCTGTATACTTTTTCATGATCTATTCCTCCATTAATTTAACTTTGATTATTCCTAAACCGTTTTTAATATTTTAAATAGTTCTATCAACTTTTGCAATTATTACAACGTCGTATTTTTCGCGCATTAATTTAGCGTATTGTTTTATATATCTCTTAGTTACCGCTACTTTAAAATCGTAATACGGTGGAGTTGTATTGATGTTATGACACCGAACCAAATAATTATTTAGTTTTTCCATACCTATATTATTTTAAGCTGTTTAATACAAACATTCTTCTTGCTATTCTCTTTTGTTCTTTCTCTGAATAATATACTTTGTTGTTCATAACAGAGCAAACGAACTCAAATCTTTTCTTTATAATTGTTCTTGTTTTCATGATTACATATTTTCTTTGATTACATTACTACTTAAATACCACTCATTAAAAGTATCTAAAATTGTTACCTCTGTTTTCCTTTCTGCTATGATTAATCTATCATCATACAAAGAAGAAGTATCAGAGCCTTCACTACATGTGAATTCTATTTCTACATTATACTCATCTAACAAGTTTGCTAACTTTGTTAGGAACTCAATTCTTTTTTCTTTATTCATAGGTTTACGTCTCTTTTTATTTAATATGCTAGTTCGTAATAAATTGAAGGTTCGGCACTTACATTGTAAATATATCCACCACACCTAACAAGTAATGCGTCTTTGCCGTAATAAAGTTTTTTCATACCTCTAATACTTCCGCTTTTATCAAAATTAGGGAAATTAACAACTTTGTTGTGATACTCTTTTGATAATGTTTTCACTTTCATAACAATATTATTTATAAAATATTAAACATAAAATATAACAAACTAAAAGTATTCCACATAAAGCGGAAAAGCCTTTTATTATCTCTTTAAATTCCTTTGCTTTCATTTTTCCCTTATTTATTAAAACGTCTCCTACAGTAATCGAAAGCTTCGCCGGATAAACTATTACTAAATCCCCCTTTATCAATGTAAAAACATTGAAACAAACTAGTGTCTCCATAATTATTTACAAGATTATAAAACATTTGTTTTTGCGCTTTCTTTGTTGCAAAACAATATTTTGAAAAGCTTTCTAATACCTTTTTCCTTTCTTCTTCATCTAATTTAAAGTTTATCCACCCTTTTGTGTTATGGTGAAAACGACCGTTTAAAAATTGCTCCATATTCATTTGTCTAGTTTGGTTCAATAAACCGTTTAAAGTCTTATATTTAATTGTTTTCATAACTCTATATATTTAATTATTGTATTTAAAAAATAAAAGCAATTTGTATATAGCCCCTTCTTTGTCTTTTTTCTACAATAACTTTTGCTTTATCCGCTTGATGAAAGGCAAATCTATTTCGGGGTATATTACAGGAAGAAGAAGAAATACCTTTTGCGCCTGTATTTACTTCTCCGCAAAGTTTGTTAAAACTTTCTACATTAGCCAATGAGTCTATAAAAGAGTCGGACCAATATTTTTGCGATATATTAAATGTTATCTCCATACTATACAATGTATTAGTTTAATTTCTCTCTTAACTGAATTAATCTCCACGCAATAACCGAAAACCAATTATTTTGAAAATCAACTATTTGTCTTTCCGTTCTGCAATATCCCCACGATTTGCCTATATTAATTATAGTATCAGTGCAATAAGCCACACCGAAACAAGACGGTAAACCTTTTATATATTCTTTCACTCGTTCCTGTAAACTAGGATATAACCGCTTATAATAAGCGTCGTTATATTCTCTATTAAAACAGTCAAAGAAGTAATTAATAGCTTCTTTATCACTCATATCTAATTTTTCATCGTTATAAATGCAGTCCAAAACGTATGCAAATTGTACGCCTACATTTTTATGTTCTCTTACATTCTTTTTCATAACTTATTCCTCCTTTATTTAATTATTATTGATTTGGTAGTATTATAGTCTCAACCTTGTTAAACTTTTCATCATCAACTTTAACCGCTATATATTTTTGTGCCTTAAAATCATAAAGAACTGCTATCGTATTGCAACCAAAAGCGGTTTTATTATCATCGCACACATTTACAAATTCATAAATTTTTTTTCCTACTTTTATAAGCACGTTTGTATGTCCGTATAACATATAAGTAACAACATACTTAAACGTCTTTTTTTCTTCTATCTTTCCCATGATTAAAAGTATTGATTAGTATTTAATTCGCATGCTTACAAATATACCACATTCGTAATATTTATGTTAAAATTACTAGTAATGTGGTCTACTATTTCGTTATGGCAAAAACTTCCATCAAACCACAAAAACGTACTAGGATCTAAACTAATACGTTTTTTCAATTCCGGTATATATACTAACACATTGCCGGATCTCTTAGATACTATTATTTCCATAGATTTATATTAATATTGATAATTATAATTGCAACTCTGTATTTATCGGGCTTGTAACCGTCTATATATTATAGGAATATATAGGCTACATTAACAAAAATAGCAAGCCAAATATAACAGAACTTGAGTAATAACTAATTATTGTTAGTTGTTACTAGATTTACCCGTTATATTGGATACTTGCTATTATTAGATGTTTTTTAGAATTTAATTGTTATTGTATTGGTTTATTCACTATATTATAACTACTAGGGTCGGTCTCCTTTCGTCTCACCCGTATAACTCACTATTACGGTCTCATAACTAATTACTAGTTTGTAGGTACTGATATAACCAATGTTTGAGTAATACCTACTTAATAGTCTTATGCTTGTTAGGTTGCTACGATGCAACAAATAAGCCGCTATTTTCAATACGTGAATGAACGAAAACCAATTAACCAAATAGCAGAACGGAACGCAAAAAAGAAAAGGGATATTATAATATAGCTCTATTTCCCAGTAAATCGAAAACCTGCTGCATACAGGTGTATAATATAATATCTTTGCGGTCTGCATAAGATAGGAGTTAATCAGTATTTTAAAGAACTACTTTGGGAACTGGTTCCCTTTCTTTGTATTGCAAATATACGCACATTATCGGAATGCGCAAAATATGCACTAATATATTAACCTTTATTAGACTATGCGCACTATATGCATTATTGAACTAACACAAATAAGTACGAAAAAATCGTAGTTAAGTTAATTTCGTGTTAAATGTAAATAATAACGAAAAAACACACAGGAACACACACAGCACAACGCAAATAAAGCGGGAAAAGGGATAAAGGGAAAAGGGGAAAAAGCAAGCAAGCAAGCACTATTAACGAATATAGTACTATATCGAAGATGTAGTACTATATGAGTAAATAATATATATATACTACTATATTATATATATATATACTATATAGAGAAAAAATACACATGTAAAAAAAAAAGAATAGATAAAACATATCGAAAAGATAAACATCATAGAAAAAATCTATAAGAAGAAAACAAAATGCGAAAAAGGTTATATATGAAAAAGTGCGGCTTTCTCACACGCCAAACATTTTGTACATGCTTGTTTAATGCAGCCTATTTTTGCACATTAAAGGGTAAAAAAACGATGTCCCCAAAACACGAAACGAGTGTTTTAGACGTGTTTTAAGGCTGAATGCGATGTTTTAATATAAAATACTATGTTTATATCGTCTTATTATTGATCTTTTAAAATTAAGCCTTAAAATACGTTCATTCCTGTATTTTGCCCTCTGTTTTACCGTGGCTTTTCCCATGCCTACCACCCCACCCCTATTTTTAAGCCACGGTTAAGTGCTGCTTTTGCTCATAAATTTTTCATTTTTCAATTTTTTTTTACTTTTTTTTTACCCTTAACTTTTAAATTTTTTTCTTTTGTATATTTGCAAAAAAGAATATTATATGAAATTTGAAGAAGCTAAGGACTTGCAATGTGCTTGTATTTATAAGCTGACCTATCCTGATGGTAAGTGTTATATTGGACAGACTAAATGTCTTCATGATCGTATGAAGTTGTATGAGTCTCAACTATCTCGTAATTTTGGCGATGCGTCAAAGAACATGTTGGCATTACGTAAATTTGGTATTGATAATGTATATGTTTCTGTTATTTGCGAGATTTCTTCTTTGTGTAAATCAGACACTCTTCTTTGTCTGTCTATATTGGAGATAAAATATATTCGTGAATTTGATACTTTGCACCCAAATGGTTATAATTCCGGCATAGGAGGTGAAATATTGGGTATTCCTGTGGAAGATATTCAGACTAATGGTACTTCTTGCCAAGTTTTGGTTTATGATAAAGATGGATATTTTCAAAAAAGCTATCATTCAAAGGGTCGTTGTTGTTATGATATTGGTTTATTAGATCACGAATTATCTCGTTATCTTGACAAGTCTAAGATATACAAGGGTAAGTATATTTTCAAGACAGGCAGGTATGGTTATATTCCCGATCGCATAGAGCCTGTTGGTTATAAAGTGATTAATCGCACACGCACTATAGTTCGTAATGAGGTAGTAAGGCGTGTTGTTGAGAAGGAGTATGTATCTCATGTAGTTCCTCATGCATTAAAGTATGATTCACAGGGTAATTTTTGTGGGGAATATGAGAGTAAGCGTCGTGCAGCTTTGTCTTTTAGCCGCAACCATAACATTCCTTATGGCAAATACGTAAATGGTTATGTTTTATACAAGAAAGTATCTGATGATTATCCCATAAAGATAGAGCCTTACGATGAGACTATTGGAAAAGTTCTTGGTGACACCTATAAGCCAATGTCTGAATGTGAAAATAAGCCAGTCAAAGAGTCTATCAAAAACAAAAAAGAGATAAGAGCTTATTTTCCTAATGACTTTAAGATAGAACAATACGACCTAAATGGCGTTTTTATAGCACAGTATGATGGAATAAGAAGTGCTAGTAACTCAACAGGTGTACGCTATTCGTGTATATGGCAAAATATAAAGGGAATTACAAAAAGGTGTGGTGGATATATTTGGAAAAAGTTGGATGATTAAGAGAAATTATATATTTTTGCATACCTTCTTTCTTTCTTAATTCCCTTCCTGTTTTTGTGTTTGTTCAGGTTGGGGATTTTATATTTTAGGGGTGTCATAAAGTAGCATTTAATAGCCATAATTGATTTTTGTCTATTTAATGCTATTTTTTGTTGTTTCTATTGGCTTAATTTGTTATTTTTGTGCTTAGCCATAAAACTAAGATTTTATATTTTGTACTTTCCCCCTGTCTGTGAAGATGGGGGTTTTCTTTTTTAGCTTAACTATTCCTATGTTTTTCCTATTTTAGCCATTAAGATGATAAGTTGTTCATTTTTGGTATGAAAATCGCTGTTTATGCCACTTGTTGAACCTTATTTGGTGTTTATTTAGTTAAAGTCAGTGTTATATTTTGTATATTTCTTGTTTTTTGCTTGAAATGGGTGTATATTTGTGCCATGTTTAACTAAAAAAGATAGAAATTATGTCTAGTAAGAAGAAAGAAGAGAAGGATTTGTCTTGGTATCAGGACAAGTTGGTGCAATTAGATGAGGAACTTTATGTTGTTAGGGAGGAATATGAAAAGTACCTTGCTAAATGTTATTATCCTGAATTTAAGGATAAGATAGGTCGGTATTATAAATCTAAACGTAATGACTACAGTTCCAGTTCTCATTTTTACGAATATCATGTATTGTTAGATGTTCGCTCGGAAGATTTATATGTTAGTTCAGATGGTGAAGTATTGGCAAAATGTATGGTATCTTCTGTTAGTCGTGATGGTAATGGCTGTATTAGGATTAACCTTTCAGAGGAGGCTCATGTTCATTATTTGGGTGAGGAGATAAGCGAGAAGGAATACAAGGGTGCTGTTTCTAGTATTTTGTTTGATGCTGTCAGTGTTTTACCTAGTTTGAAGATATAAGATGAAAGAATTGGATAATGTAATAAAGGGTCGTGGTGAGACTAAGGGTTTTACTTTTACTTTGGTGAACAAGTCTCCTTATGCTTATATGTACAGAAGCGTTGACGATTGTGGCGGTAATGTTGTTTATGAAGTTTTCCGTCGTGTTGAGAACAAGATGTTTGATTGTGTGAGTTATCCCAGTAGCAACGGGTTTGGCGATTCGCTGTACATGGGTAAAACGTATAGGTCTGCCGACCTTGCTGTTCGTTGGTTTAACCATTTGACAGAGATGGGGCAAAAAAAACAAGGAATTTCTTTGTAGTATTGAAAATGTTCTCTATATTTGCAGTACTGGTACAGTAGAATTTACTTATAAGTGTTTGACAAAAAATGTAGGGGTGATAGTGATATTACCCCTATATATTATCTCTAATTTTTTATTCATTTAAAGGTGTTTGATTACTTTTTTCTTTCAGTTGAACATGGGGACGGGGATGGCTTAGTGAAGCTGTCCCTTGTTTTTTATATATGCTAAACGTTAATGTAGTGTTAAAGCCTTAATTACATTTGGCGATTGGCAATCGCCAACTTATATTTGCAGAACATTAATTTAAAACCAAAAAATATGGAACGTATTAAAGTAAGTTGTTATGTTGATGCTTCTAATTTGAGAAGCATTTTTGAATTTACCGGAATTGAAAGATAATGGTGTGTCCGGTTCTGATTTGGATGGTGTTTCGGAGATTATACTTGACCTTCCAACTCTTCCTCTTGAAGATGATAATCAGAGAACCCAGTTCGTAAACAGTATTTTAGGTGCTGCTATCGTGACTATAATTCAATGGAAAAGTCAGCAAAAGGGAAATACTATGAACGTTGAACCTAAAAAAGAGGGAGGACAGGACGATGAAAGTAGATAATAGTATTCGTGTACCGTTTAATGTTGATGTCTTGAAAAAGATTAGGCAATCGCAGCAAAAGAAAATGGCATACTTATAACATCAATAACAAACTGCCTTAAAGGACGGTCTAAGTCTGCCGGAGGTTTTTATTGGAAACTAAAATAAATGTGATATGAGTAAGAAAATAATGTTCAATGATAAATACGGTTTAACTCAAGCCGTATTGTATGGTCGAAAGACTATGACGAGACGTATTTCGGAAGACCAAATACGCAACAGCATCTTTTGTAAGAGTGGTTATGAAAGCATACATGGGTATGAAATAAAGCCTAAATACAAGGTTGGTGAAGTCGTTGCCATTGCGCAAAGTTATGAAAGCGTTTATAATGAGAAAGGGCTTGAAACTATGGATATGCTTGTTTCGTGGCTTAAAAACCATAAAGGATGGCAAAATAAGCTTTTTGTCGCGGCAGGTTATATGATTCACCACATCCGCATTACAGACATCAAGATTGAACGCTTACAGGATATATCAGATGAAGATTGCCTAAAAGAAGGAATTTATAGGCTTGATTCTGCAAATGGAAATGGCGGTATTGCCTATTCTTTCGTCGGTGCTTCCGATAAAAAACATATCGGACTATATAATACTCCTCGTGATGCTTTTGAAGTTTTGATAGACAAAGTTTCCGGCAAAGGAGTTTTTCAATCCAATCCTTATGTATTTGTATATGAATTTAAACTAATAGATTAATGAGTAAATTTAAAGATTTAGTAGTCAAAGATTCAATCATACTTTCTGTTAGCGACCCTATTACAATGAACAAAGCTGATAATATTAGTTCTCATGTAAATGTAGGGGTAAATATGAAAGTCTTTTATTATCCTGACTCCTATCCATGTATTGATAAAAAACTAAAGGAGATACTTGATTGTATTGAAGACAATCAAGTGTATGATAACTTAGTAACCATCCGTCATTATGCAGAGATGAACAATCTTGCTAAGGAAACGGTTAGACAGCGAATAAAGAAAGGTCTTATACCTTATGTGTTGATTGATGGTGTTTATTTTGTAAAAATGGAATGATATGAAACCGGAAAATTTAAAGAAGTTGGAAGAAACCATTAATAAAATGGACGAAATGTATGAGAACCAGCTAAAGCCTTATATCTCAATATCACAGCAGGTAGGAGAGGCAGCAAGCTTCTTGGTAGAAAGGATGAATGAATTAATAGCAATTTACAATGATGAGGGAGGACCAGTGTAGTATTATGTGCGATGGTATGAATTGTAAAATCAGAGATACTTGTAAAAAATATCAAGAATATCTTGATTACTATATCTTTGACTCATTAAATGGGGAGGATTATCTTTATTACGGTTTTTTAGAACCTGCATATAATGGAACTTTTTGTGATAATTATGTAAAAGCGAACAAATGAAAGCAGAATTATATGATAAAATTAGAACGGCTGAAAAAATAGTGGATCAGACAGATCAAGCCGTTTGTGCATTGAAGGATTTGAAGAACTTTTTACAACTTCGTCGTCAAGAATGTCCCGAAGTCATAAAATGCCTGAATACTATGGTGGATTTTAGAATAAAAAAAAGAGATGAATATTATAATAATTTATTATTGCTAAACGATGAGGATTAAGTTTAATAAGAAGGATTTTTTAAACGCAATAAAGACAGGTGGTAGTTTCTCTTCCAAAAGAACTCCATTGCCAATTTTGCAATCTGTTAAAGTTCAAATAGTCGATAATACGTGTTGGTTGTTATCTTACAATGACAAGAATGCGATAAAGACCCATTTCAAGTTGGAAGAGTCTTATAAGAATATCGAGTTTTGCATAGACAAGGACGATATTGAGAACTATGTTTCTCTTCTGATGGAGGATTACTTTGATATAGATGTAGATAATGAGAAACTGAATGCTATTGTCTCCACACCAAACAGTACGATGAATTTTCCTTTGCATGATGTAAGGGTATATCCTACATTGGCACAGGAGGTTAATTGCGATACATTTACATTGGATGCTAATTTGCTTGGCTATTGGATTCAAAAAGGTATGCCATTATTGGAATATGATGAATTTCAGCCTAATAACCAGCATCTTCATTTGTTTATAAAAGACAATAAGGTTGATGCCTTTGCTTTTAATTTTGATAAAATGTACCATGATAGCGCATATATTAACTACGAGGGAGAACTGAAAGTATCTATAGACATGTCGGCTTTTGCGGCTCTGCGTAAGGCGTTAGTAAACGAACAAAAGGTCACTATAAAAAATGGAGAAAAGAATATCATTGTGATAGGGGAAAATTCAATGTTGCTTATCCGCAAATATGATTTCAAACCATTGGACTTTTATATGTTGCTCAAATATCAGCCATTGTTTGAAGTGGAAATAGACAAAAAAATATTTCATTCCATTGTATCAAGAGCAATATATGTACAAGATAATACCAAAATGGGAACAATGACTATTAACTTCGATGAAACTGGAATCACATTTGTGTCGGAGAATATGGAGTTAAATAAAAAATTAGAGGAAAGAGTTGAAGTTGTAGGAGGAAAAGAATTTAAGCAGACGTTTATCTTGCAAAAATTACTGTTGGTGTTAAACTCTATATCTTCTGACAAGGTAGTCCTTCGTCCAAGCGGACAGAATGCGCTATTTGAGATAGGAAATACTGAATATACAACCGAAGGAGGATATGTGTCTCCTTGTAGGGATTAATTTTTGTTGTTATCCGATGTAATATAGGAGATTAATTGTATATTTGCAAAGTGGGATAGGTTTGGCTAGCTACCATTCCGATAAGGGTTGTCTTGGTTACCTTTCCCTCTTTTTTATTAACCAAGAATTATGTATAATTTAAAAACCAAGAATTTATGAAAAATAATAATTTTATCACTATCCAAGGTTGGATGGTAAATGATTTGAAACTCTCCGGTAATGAATTAATTTGCTATGCTTTGATATATGGATTTACCCAAGATGAAGAAAGTGAGTTCAGAGGTTCATTGCAATATATATCAGATTGGCTAGGTATATCTAAACAAAATGTAAGGTTAATAATTAAACGATTAGTAGAAAAAGGATTAATCATCAAGCGAGATGAATTTATTAATAACGTGAAGTTTTGCAGATATACGGTATGCATGAAACAGCCACACGGTATGAATGTTTCATGCATAGGGGGTGGGAATGAAACAGCCACTAATAATAATAGTAATAATAATACAGATAATAAAGAAGATACTAACGTATCTAAGAAAGAAAGCAAGAAAAAAACAACTTTTTCAGAAGATGTCGAATATCTGTATTCTCTATATCCATCAAAATGCCCGAAAAGGAATATGAGTACTGGTAAAAGCTCCAATGACAAAGAGAAGATAAAAAGGTTGTTAACCACTATGTCAAAAGAGGAATTGGAGTTTACTATAAAATCTTATGTAGAAGAATGTGTAAGAAATGACGTTTTTTTGAAAAATTTTTCTACGCTGCTCAATAACTTGCCAGACATGAGATATTTGAAAGAACAGCCAATCATTAAAGCTCAAACGAGCAAATATAGATGATTGTTGATTATTAATTCAAAACGAATGAATATATGAATGAACCAATGATACGTAAATGGTACGATATATTCAAACATAACCATGAGCTTGTTGAGATTCGTATTGTTGACAATAATAAAAAAGGCACATATTCAGGATATTTTACGGATATTGATACTCTTCTTAATGCTATCAGGCGTTATGATGATTGTAATATTTATTTCACTCTTAATTCTATATTAGATTCATGTTATTCACGTGAACAGAGAGATAGAATAGTGACTAGACCAAAATCTACAACATCAGATGCTGAAATTATTGGTAGAGATTGGTGTTTGATAGATATAGACTGCGAGAAGCCATCTGATACCAATTCTACTGATGAAGAGAAAGAAGCTGCCAAAGCTGTAGTAAATGATGTATTCAAATTTTTAAGAGATGAAGGATTTACTAAACCAATTGTTTGTGACAGTGCCAATGGCTTTCATCTGTTGATAAATATGAATATGGCTAATACTCCTGAAAATACTCAAACTATGAAGGATTTTCTACAAGTATTAGATATGCTTTTTTCTACAGAAAAAGTAAAAGTAGATACAAGTACTTTTAATGCTAGTCGAATATGTAAATTATATGGTTGTTATAGTAGGAAGGGGAGTGATACACCTGAACGACCTCAACGTGAAAGCAAAATATTAAAAATACCTGACGAAATAAAACCTACCCCAAATGAGTTTTTTGAAAAGGTAGCCGCCATGCTTCCTAAGCCGGAACAACCGAACAGGGCTAACAACTATCAACCGACTCAATTTGATTTACAGGAATTTTTAACCAAGTATGGAATAAAAGTCAGAAATATAGTAAAAACAACATCTTTTACTAAGTATGTATTAGAAGAGTGTCCATTTAATAGTTCACATCGTGCGCCTGATTCAGCTATTTTTGAAATGGCAGGTGGAGGATTTGGATTCAAATGCTTGCATTCGAGTTGCAGCGGATATACTTGGAAAGATTTTCGTTTACATTTTGACCCTAATGCCTATACTAAATCAGACTATGTTGAATATCAAAGTAAAGCGCATAGACCTTATTTCCATAATCGTGAAAAAGAGGAATTTGTTCCTATAGGTGAAACGGAAGATAAGGGGAAGAAATGGCTTGCGATGAAGGATATTCAATATGTGGATATGAATAATATACCACGTATGCCTACTGGATATAGGGTTTTAGATAAAAATATCGGAGGTCTATTGTTTGGAGAAGTGACATTGGTATCAGGAAGTAATAGCTCTGGTAAATCTTCTTGGTTGAACAATTTATCTTTGAATATAATCAACTACGGATATAAAGTAGCAATATGGTCTGGGGAATTAGTGGCTTCTCGATTGAAAGGGTGGATTAACCAACTTGCAGCTGGAAAAAACTATGTCCAGAAAGTACAAGGGTATGATGAATTTTATTATGCTCCAAAACATATTTCTGACCGTATAGATAGTTGGACGGATGGAAAGTTATTCCTCTATAATAACAAATATGGAACACGTTGGAAGCAATTAATGAGCGATATTACAAATCTGATTGAATCTGAAGGTGTAAATTTAGTCGTAATTGATAATCTGATGACTCTTAACTTAGAGGATTACGAAGGAGACAACAATAAGAAACAAAGCCAGTTTATATTGGCTATTTGTGATTTCGCTAAAAAATATAATGTTCATATTATACTTGTAGCTCACCCTCGTAAACAGACTGACTTCCTTAGAAAAGAATCTATTTCAGGTTCAGCCGATTTAACTAATGCAGTGGATAACTGTTTTATTATTCATCGTGTAAACAAGGATTTTGAGACACGTGGAAAAGATTTCTTCGGAACAGTTAGGATAGCTGAAATGCTTCAATATGGCAATGTATTGGAAGTATGTAAAAATCGCAGTTTCGGGAAGGTGGATTTGTTATGTGGAATGTATTATGAGATTGAGACAAGACGCTTTAAAAATGATATTGCAGAAAATATAAACTATAATTGGCAAGAAGAACCCAAACCTGTTCCTCTTATACAGAATAGAGAACCAGAACGGGATTATATGAGTGATTATCAACAATATTATTATGACGATGATAATGTGTTCAAGGAAAGAGATTATTGTCCATTTTAAAAAGAATTAATATGAATGAAAAAGCTAAAAAGTATATCGAGGATAATACTTTAGATTTGAATAAAAATGAGCGAATGGACACAACTGGATATGTATCTTTAGCGGTGTCTATTGGCAAAGCGTATGGAGCATTAGCTATAGTGGAAGATGATCTTATAGCAAAGGTCGCAGATGCATGGAATTATATGTCAGAAATGACTAGATTTGATATACCGACAGATGTTATGATTAAGGCAAAAGATTTATTTATTTCTAAATTGTTAGAAGATGAAAAATAAACGTGATGTTGAAAAAGCCATAAAAATTTTGAATAGTTGAAACTAAGTTATATATTTGCAAACATAAAGGGATAGTGCAGGAGAGCTACTGCATGATAAGGTCTTCTTAACGTCGTTCAGCCTTCCCTTTATTTATATTGAACGACATTATTTATTGATTTTAAAATAAAAAACTATGAACAGCGTTAAAGTTTTAACAAAAGCGGAAGTATTAACGAAAGAGTTTATTCTTTACGGAACAGTAGAAGAACCATTATTTTTGGCAAAGGATGTGGCTGAATGGATTGAATATGATTTATCATCCATTAATAAATTAGTTCAGAATGTAGATGATGAGGAAAAGGTTCGGAGTATTATTCCGACCCTTGGAGGAGAGCAGGAAATGTGGATGTTGACCGAAGATGGCGTATATGAGGTATTAATGCAATCAAGAAAACCTAAAGCAAAACTATTTAAGAAAGAAGTAAAATCTATTTTAAAAAGTATTCGACTAAATGGTGGTTATATTGCCAATCAGGAACAACTTACTCCTGAACAGATTGTAGCTAATGCCTTAATTGTAGCTCAAAATATTATTAATAATCAGAATAGGCAGATTGAAGAGATGTCAGTTAAGATGTCTGAACTTGAAAAGAAGTCTGATTATCTTGATTTGATTCTTGAAAGCAAGGAGACTGTTACCGTAACCCAAATTGCCCAAGATTATGGAATGAGCGCAAAGGCATTTAACAAAATACTGATGAAATTAGGTATTCAACATAAAGTGAACGGACAATGGATTCTTTATGCCAAGTATCTAGGTGAAGGATATGTACACAGTAAAACTGTATCTATTACCCGAAGTAATGGTATGAAAGATACCGTTATGAATACTGAATGGAAACAGAAAGGACGTATTTTCTTATATAATCTTTTAAAGGATAATGGTTATATTCCATTGATAGAACAATGATAGATTTAAAGCAATTTAAAAATAATGCAATCGCAAAAGGTTTGTGTGACAATTACACAAATCTATGGGATGATAATAAAAGCAAAAAGCAATTATTTGAACTTGCTTGCGATGTAAACTCTATAAAGTACATGGCTAAGTCTCTTTCCGAAGGATGGGGGCTTAGTCCTGTTTTTATTAGTGACAAATTCAAAGCTTACATAAATGGTAAATATATATGTGAGTATGAGAATAAAAAAAGAGGTTGCTATACAAGTACAATGCTTTGTAATTATGACAAAGATGAGTTTTATGTAGACACAACATTGCTTTGTATCTTAGAATCTAAAACAACCTTAGATATTAAACCTAATCATATATGCGAGATATACGTTGCTGGAAATACCTATTTGGATATTAAAGTAGGCGAAAACAGCAAGGTATATCTTTTTGTTTATGGAGGAGAACCATTCATAACAGGTGATATAGATAAAGATAAAGTGATAATTAAAAGATATATAGACGAAAAGGAGGTAGCCAATGTCTGATTATAAATGCTATATGCGTAGAGTCGATATTCTCGGTGAGCCGGAAAAAGATTTGGAAGTAGATTTCCCCGGTTTGATTTACAAAGAATTTTCTGGTCTTGATTCTTATGGAAAAATAAAATCTGTATATACCGAAGAATTTGCAGAGACAGATGAACTTCAAGTATATCAGAACTCTACTCCTATTAGAAAAAATACTGATTTGACTTTTACATGCATATTTATAGGAAACGATAGAAGAAAGACATATCACTCATTCGTTGATTTTCTAAGCAAAGGGAAAATACAATATTGGGACAACATTAGAAAACGTAAAGTTACATTTATTTTAATTGAAGCTATTGAACCGTCAGATGACAAATTGTATGGTGGATCTCCATACATTATGGCTTCTTTCAAATTGAAAAATATCAAAGGTCAAACAGATGCATTAGAAATTTAAAAAAAATAATTATGAGAACATTAGAAGAAGTAAAAAAACATGTTTATGAAATCGGCTACACAAATGAAGCTCAATTAAGAATTGCTGGATTTCTTATAGGTGTCGGTGTTAAAGGGGAATATGAAATTATAAGATTTAAAAATGGAGTAAATGAGTTTTCAACTTTCCTACATTGGTTCAATGATTCGCCTAGTGATTATTTTCGAATGAAAGACGTTTTTGAAGATGAGTTTAAAAATGAGAAGCCCAAATTAAAAGCCAAAGCTTATCAAAATGGAGAATGGGAAGAAGTCAATTTTGATGAAATTATAAAGAGTTTAAAGGATTTCAAGCCTGTAATTTGCGAAAAAGTTCTTTCAGATAGTATGCTTGAAAAAATAATGAAAGAACTAGGCATTGGAGATAATGATAACTCGAAAAAATCTAATAAATATAAAGAAAGAGAATTGTCTATTTTGGACTCTATGGGATTAGATAAAATAAACCCTTTGGCTTTATCAACCGAAGCATTGAAGGCTGTAAATAAGCTTTTACAGATAAGGAATGATTTAGCACGAGAAATTGATGAGGCAGTGGGTTAAAACATATAGTCCATATATATTAACCGGTATCTGTTTAGTATGGATTGTTACCTCTTTTTTAGCTAACAGGAAACCTCATATTGAAACAGTTCATACAACAGATACCTTTTATATTACTAAATGGGACACATTGACAATAGAGAAACCGATATATAAATATAAAAAAGTAATAGATACTTTGATTGTTTATGTCAATGACTCAACCAATGTGAATCTTCCTATTGAGGAGAAATATTATTCCGAGACAGGAAAATATGAAGCTTGGATTTCCGGTGTTAATCCAAGTTTGGATAAAATAAACGTATTCAATAAAACAGAATATAAAACCGTAACGAATACTACAACTAACACTGTTTATAAAGATGCTTGGAAAGGATATATCGGAGCTGATATTACAACATTTGATGGGAATGTAATCCCAAGCGTTAATCTCCTGTTTGTTACTCCTAAAAATATAGCTTTTGGAGGAGGTGTAGGAATTTATAAAAATAGTGCTGTATATAAAATAAATTTCAACTATTTAATATTTAAAAAATAATGAGAACTAAAAGCAGAACAGAAGAATCATTGTTGGAGATGCTAATGTATAGTGGCGTTTCATCTCTTCCTGAACCCAACGATAAAGAACAGGTATGGGCTAGGGCGATTGTTAAGATTTTAAGAAAAAATGGACACATGGACTATGCTCTTGCATATCATGATTTTTTCGCATGGAATGAGGTAAATGTAACAAAAACATTGCCGGGATTAGGTATAGCACATGAACTTGTGGAGATATATCCCTATGAATATTTGAAAGATGAATTTATCCCTGCCGTGGAAAATAAAAAGGATATTATAGATTTCATCTCTTCCAGAACATCTGATGATGAAGAATACCTTAATGGCATGACGAATGATGATCTTAAAAAATATTTCTTCAATGTTTGCATTAAAGAACAAATTAGCAGAAATGAATTTAAGAACAACATGAAAAATTATAAGCGTCAGCCTATAACCTTTGAAGAAGATTTAAAAGAAGAAACAAATAAAGAGGAGAAAAATGGACATGAAGAAATTGGAAATGATGGAGAATCAGAAAGAAGAAGCGGTCAAGAAAACAGACAAACAAATAATAGAGGAAGGAAAAGCAAAGCTGAAAAGTAAGCTTGACGAAAAGATAGCATTACTTAAATCCCAATGCAAGGATGCGCATTTCTTCGACTCTATAATGGACGAAATCATATCTTTAAAAGGACAATATGATGTAGTTCCAACTAGAATCTTTGTACGTGAGGAGGATTTACTCGAAGAGTATGATTATGGGACATTTAAACTTTCTAGGTTTACAACAGGCATTCTTTTTCAAATGACTGGTTATTATATGTTTGTAAAACCGATATGTAGATCTCTATATGGACATTTAGATTTCCTTCTTGAATATAAATCTAAATATGATTCTTTAAGAAAAGAGCAGAAAGATATTTACGATACATTCTTTAATGCAACTATGGATATTCTGTTTACTCCTCCACTTTGCTTTATTGATGATCCTTATTATCTTGATATTGCTACATTTATTTGTAAAAGAAGAAACCAATTATTTGAGGAATTAGGAGATACAAAATTACTTCCTGAAACCGAAGAAGATGATAAATTTATGGAAGAGGTTCAAAGAATGGAAAAACTTAAAGATTCAGTAGATAAATATGTCGAAGAACATGAAGATGGAAGATGATGCAAGACCACATGGGTTAGAAGCTATTCCGATTGAAATAAATAAGGCAATTAGCGCATTAAATACCCAAGAGGGAGGTTCGCATTACAAAAAACTAGCAATAGAACCTGTTGAGTTTATATATGCAAATGATATACCTTTTATGGAGGGTAATTGCATAAAGTATCTATGTCGGCATAAGAACAAGAATGGGGCAGAAGATATAAAGAAAGTTATTCATTATTGTCAACTAATACTTGAATTAGAATATGGCGAATAAGGCGATTCGTATCAAAACAAGCTCGAAGGTTGTACGTGCGCAAAAGGGAAATGCACCTGCAAAGCCTCAATTGAGGTCTAAAGCTCCCGGTTTATTTACCGAGAAGATTGTAATTGCGGTAAATTCCAATAAAAAGTAATATATTATTTTTTAGACAAAAAGTTTGTATATTCATGAAATATATATTATATTTGCGAATAAATAATATATTAAAATTATGGAAACAGAAGTAATTATGGAAAGACCGCTTTTTGGTGGCATTGTTAGACAAAAAAGTAAACTTGAATTTTTAAATGCGAATGATTTAGTATCTGTAGGTAATAAATGGAGAATAACACATGATCTTCCTCCTTTCAATTTTAACCAATGGAAAACTTCTAATCAAACAAAAGAATTTATATCTTCTCTTGAAAAGGAGTTTGGTTGTGTTATGATTACAACTAGAGGGCAAAAAGGCGGTACTTGGGTTCATCCTTTTTTATTTATTGATATGGCATTAGCTATTAATCCTTCATTTAAAGTAGAAGTCTATAAATGGATATATGATTGTTTACTTAAATATAGGAATGATAGTGGAGATTCTTATAAAAAAATGGCAGGTGCACTTTATCTAAATACTACTAAAAAATCTACTTTCTCAAAATCAATGAGTGTAGTATGCAAAATGATTCAGGCGGAAGTAGGAGTTTGTGATTGGCAAAAAGCAACAGAATCACAATTAGCATATAGAGATAAAATACATGAATATATATCATTGATGTGTGGCGTTTTCCATAATAACAACAATGAAGCTATTAGAATAGGCATGTTGAAAGCTAGAGAATGGTATAATGAAAAATATAATGGAAAAGCTAATAGTTAGAGCAACCATCTTTGGATTGGCTATCTATATGTTCATTGTATTCTATTTCGCTTGGAATGGGATATTGGTAACATTTGATGGCTATGTGGTATTATTGGATTACTGTTTATACCGATTGGCTTGCGATGAAGGTCGTTATCATTGTAAGTATGCAAGAGCAATACCAATTAACCTCATGTTTACTGATACTATTGCTTGTCTTGATGATACATTCAATATCATGCCAACTGCGGAAATATATCTGTTTATCGTATCAACTACTTGGATTATCAGTATTGCACTTACTGTCTATCTTGGTATTCGCCATTTTAGAAAAGTACGTAGAATTAAAAAACAAAAGGGTAAAATGTAGAATTATTAAATTTATCACATTATATTTTTATTATATGAAAATAAATATTATATTTGCGTATAATTTAAATAATAAGAGTATGAAAACAAATGTGACAATGGAGTCTAAAGATCGAGAGTTATTTGGAGTTACGATTAGGCAAGATACAAAAAATCAGTTCTTGTCTGTAACTGATTTACAAGAAGCTTATACTCGTGCTAGGATTCAAAAAGGATGGAATGAAAAAAGAATAGAAAATATTCTATCCAATATGGAATCGTCAGAGCGAATATATTATATTCTTGAAAAACAGGGCATTATAAAAACAGGATTTCCTGCTTTTATGAAAGAGGTAAAAAACACGTCTCTTGTCAAAGTAATGAAGAAGTACGGTGTATATAAGAATGTTGGTGCAAGAAGTAATAGACATGTTTCATGTAATCCTTATATATGGGTGCTTTTGGCTTTGGAATTGAATCCTGAAATTTATGCTACTGTCGTAATGTGGTTAACGGATAATCTTATTATTAATCGCATTGAAGCTGGTGACAAATATAATGATTTATGTCGGTCAGCGTCTAAATTTAATGATGTTGATTATAGAACTATTGCAAAAGGTTTAAACTATATAGTGTTTAATATCCATGAAACAATGATTAGAAACAAAGCTAACCAAGAGCAATTGAAAGAACTAGACGATTTACAGAAATCTTTAGCTTTTGCGATAGATATGGGTTATATAGCCTCATTCCCTTCTTTAGTTTCTGAAATGAGAAAATTATATTGTAAAAAATGGGGAAAGTAATATATTTCTTTTTCTATAAAAACAATTATATTTGATGAAATATGTTATATTTTTCAAAAAAAATAATATAAAACTATGGTAACGAAGAATAACAATAAGATTAGTAAAATAAAAGCAGACGCATACGATCTTTTAAAAGAAGAGGTAAGTAAACTTAGTGGATTGAAGAAGATATTGTTTGATACAGTATTTTCACGTCTGTTAGATATACTTTCAGAGGATTGCAGCGAGAATGATGTAGCGCAAGCAATTAATAGTATTGAAAAAGTAAATAGTGAATATGTTCGAGAAGATGATTTTCTTAATTACGATGGCGCAATGCGACTATTGGGTTATTCTTCTAATAGAGTTGGTTTCTCTAATTTAATGAAGAAACACAATATCAAGCAGCAAGTTTTTAGGAATCAAAAAGTAGGATTTAAGAAGTCCGAAATCCTAGCTTTAAAATCAGAGCTAGAAGCGGAACAAAAAGCTAAGAAAGCAAAGGAAAAACCTTATAAGCAAAATAAGGCAGTGAATAAGAAACCAAGACTCTCCAATATGGAGAAGATGTACTAAATAAAAGGGAGCAATTAAGCTCCCTTTATTGTCATCCTAACCATTTTAATTCAAAAGCAAAATCACCATCATTAGCAGTTGCATCATCTGATAGCCATACATCAAATCCATTTGTTACCCATTGTTTAAATGTTGCTTTTATTGGAGCGTTACTTCCTCCATCTACAATAGAAAAACCTATTCCCGTCAACATAACGTATGCATTTGTAGCGCTTATATTAAGACTTCTCCATGAAGTAGGAAAGTTAATTCTATAAACACCTTCTCCTATTCGAGTAGCAGCAGGAAAGGAACTTCCATCAAAAGTTTTTATAGCTTTATAAGTAGGGGTATTTCCACCCCACACAACGCCATAGGCAATTAATGAAGGTAAAAGTCCCCAATGACCTTTTATTTTAGAGTAAGACCCCGATGTATCTATTTTTAATCCTGAAAAATCATTCATAACTCCAAAAAATAGATTTTTAATATTAAGCAATGGATTAGGTTGTTTATTTATTGCATAAAAAAGATTGTTTGTAGAAGAACCTAATACAATACCATTAGCAAATAAACTAGCTAAATAAGAATCAATAACAAATTCAACATTTAAAGAACTGATTGAAAAACTAGTGACAGATCTATCTTTTAATATAAGGAATCTAAGAGTATGATAACCTTTTTCTATAGTAGTAGTATTTCTTACAACAAAAGTTCCTGTTCCCGTAACATCTACATTAAATGATGCTATAACACTGCTATTCTGATAGTTGCTATAAGAAGAATCTGAAAAATTATCAAGATATAGAGTTCCTGAAATGTTACCCGAAGCTGAACTTTCTGAATATTGTGAATAATTATAATTAAATTCTACGGAAAGATTCATCAATGTACTAGTATAAAATCCTTCTGTAACAGTCATTTCCGCTCTTGTAACTGTTGCAGCAACAGAAAATGGGATATTCTTGATAGTTATAGTTGGAGGAGTACCACCAAAAAAATCGCTTATATCATTTCTATTAGAACCTTCGATAGAAAGGACATTATTATTACTATCATCAAAAACTCTAATATCTTGACTAACAGGGCTTATTACTATTCTTTTCCCATCTTTGTTCCCAATAATATTTTCGCCAGCTTCGGTAACTTCCCAAACATTATTATTATCTATCTGCAACAAAATAGTCCCTGAAAATTTAGGAGAACCATCTTTAGTCCATGAGAATTTTCCTCTAGCGAAATATCCTGAACCATCAGGATTAATCTCATATACTATATCATTGTTTTCATCAACAGATATTATTTTCCCGTTTACACTATAAAAACCTCTTTCACCATCTGTTCCCGGAAGATTACCTCCTATGCGAGTTTTTATCGCATTAGACCAATCTTTAGAATACATGTTGGTCATAAGATCTATAGCAGGTTCATCCTCATCTACATGGAGATAAAGGGCTGAATGTCTGTTTTTATATTTATCTTGGTGTGATGCATTCCCAAATTGAACAATTTCATCTCCTGCTTGTGGAACATTTAATACTTCACCTGCTTTTGCATCTGAATCAAACTCGGTTATAGGAATATTAATATAGTATTGAAAGACACTTCCAACTTGAACCAAATATTGTCTATTGCCTTTTAAACACTGTACAAAATCATATTCTACAATAGAATTTGATTCATCGTCTATTTCCAAGCGATAACATTGCTCTTGGGTGATAGTTTCCTCTCCATCATTCTCCCTATATACGTCTGCTTCAATTGTCGTTACAGCCTTTATTTTAGCGTGACCTTGACTTATTGTTTGCCCTCCCCTAATGGAAGTTATTTGTGATATGATATGTTCAAAGGTCGTGAATGATTTGCGAACAAGAAGCTCATCTATTTCAAGTCTCCAAAGATTACTTTTCTTCCACAATTTCCATCCGTATCCATTGAATCCGGAAAGAAAATCTTCAACCATAACGGCTGCACCGTCTTTTAGTTTTTTACCTGTGTCCCTTATGGAACACAGGAATCCTGAAAATTTACCATTTGATAGAATTGCCATATTACTTTCTAGTTTTGATTATAAACTTCGTCCATGCATAATAATGGCTGTTTTCAAGATAATTATTATCTTTTTCAGCCAATCGAGCTTCTTGTTCAAATGACACCTCACGATATGCAGTATGTTGTTTGTTGCCACCCGAAGCAAATATTCCCATAATTCTTCTTATGCAATATTCTAAACCATACCATAAATAGAATACAATCGGAGAAATAGCAAGATACCATGCAGAATAATTAAATATTAGCATTCCAAGCCACATAAATAATCCTCCTGCTACAGTAAGTTCAATCCACTGTCTGGCATGAGTACATTCATGGTTTATCGTTTCTTGTGTCAACTTCTTGTATACAGTCAATACCCAAGCAAATATTGTTATTGTTGAATAACCATCAAATAAAATAGCTTTAGCTACCTTTGAATCATAAAATATTTTTTTCATTGTAATTAATTTTTAAATAAAAATAGCAAGAAATCTCATAAGTCTTTAACTTAAGCGGATGAATTGCGTTGTAAAGGTACATTTTTTTTCGTGAACACAAAATTTTTAGAAGTTCTTTTGCGTTTCGCTAAATTATATTATCTTTGTGGTATGAAATATAGAGCATATAAATATAGATTATATCCGAATGAGGAGCAAAAGGTGCTTATAGCAAAGCATCTTGGTTCTTGTCGTTTCATCTATAATTATGCTCTTGCTAAGAAAGTGAAGGCTTTTCAAACTGATAAAACTAATCTTTCTCGCTTCGATATTCAAGCAGATCTGCCGAATATGAAAAAGTCAGATGAGTATTGTTGGCTAAAAGAAGTCAATTCGCTTTCCCTTCAAGCATCGCTTGCTAATCTTGATTCTGCCTACGCTAGGTTCTTTAGGGAGCATAAAGGCTTTCCAAGATTCAAATCAAAAAAAGATAGCAAGCAAAGTTTTTCTATACCTCAAAATACAAAGGTTGATTTCGAGAATGGAAGAATATTCATTCCTAAATTCAAAAGTGGAATTAAAGCAATATTACATCGCACCTTTGATGGTATAGTTAAAACTTCTACTATTACAAGAACATCAACAGGTAAGTATTTCATATCTATCCTTGTGGAAGTGGATGAACCCGATGTATCTATGAAACCAATTTGTGAGAACAAAGCAGTTGGTATAGACCTTGGGATTAAAACATTTGCTGTCCTTTCAGATGGTACTGAAATACCTAATCCTAAACATCTAAAACAATCACTTGATAAAGTCAAGAAACTTCAACGCTCTTTGTTGCACAAGACAAAAGGTTCTAAGAATAGAGGTAAAGCAAGAAGAAAATTGGCTTTAGCGCATGAGCAAGTAACTAATAGAAGAAATGACTTCTTGCATAAGGTTACATCATATCTTGTGAATAACTATGATACAATCTGTCTTGAGGACTTGAATGTAAAAGGGATGATAAAGAACCACCACCTTGCGCAATCACTATCGGATATTGCCATAGGAACATTCAATACACTGTTAGAATACAAGGCAAAAGAGCGAGGAGTTAATATTCTTCGTATTGGTCGCTTTGAACCAAGTTCTAAAATGTGTACTTGCGGATATATTAATCACAACCTAACACTCGCCATGCGTGAATGGACTTGCCCAGAATGTGGCTCAATTCACGATAGAGATTTCCTTGCAGCTAATAACATCAAGAGATTTGCTTTTCGGAACATAAATACGGTTGGAACGACCGAAATTTACGCGTGTGGAGATATGAGCGAGGTTACTTGCGCAGCCCACGAAACCCATGAGCTTTTAGCTCATGGGTAGTTCACTTTAGTTGGATAATTTAAAGTATAGTCATAATTATTAATTTCATCTATATCTGTCATAGCCATAACATTTGCGATATGTCTTTGTGTAACGCTATTACAAGTATCAGCGTATATCTCCACATCATCTAACATATCTAATATAAAATCAACAGGGAGAACATACTCTTTCTGATTATACCAAATACTTGATGTTTTAATGTTTCTGCTCTTTTTAATCGCAACAGCATTCATTATGGAAGTTCGTAAATCTTTGCTTAACCAAATACTATCTCCATTGAGCAAGAAACTATTTACATATTCAGATTTATCGTACCTCTGAATATTGTATAATGTATGCTCTTTTACTTCTTCTAAAGTAAATATGTGTTCTTGAAGGATAGGACGACCATTTACATCTTCTACTATCTCCTTTCCATCGCTTTGCCCATCAAGTAATGATTGCCAATATTCGTCTGTTATTTCTACCGAACCCTCTATTGGTTCATCGTAAAATCCTTGCTTCCAGTATTTCATGTCTTTTTTTTTGTAAATTTAATAATTAATTTTCAAATCTATCTCAAAACGGTTATCAAAAGTTATAATGAAATTTGTAAAATCAGCGTGGTGTAACTTTAGTGATTACTGCCTTTATTATAAAATCTATACAGTATGGGACTATTGCCGGAGAAGCTTATAATTGGATTGCAATAGGTAGATGGAAATAGTTACTTCCAACGTCCTATAGCTAACCATGTAAAATTCCAGCTAGTCCAAACAATAGCCGGAGTTGAATTTATTCCACGGGTGAGAACTCTACAATATGATGTATATTTACCATTAAGGTCATACCCCGGAGCATATATAAAAGATTCACTTGTATTATTTACTGCCCCAGTGAAATAAATGTTATAATCAGTATTATAGAAACTGGTAGGAAAATACAGATTAATTGCCCCCCTGGTTGCTCCGGCTCTTGTCCCCCACTGAATCATCAGCCCATTACTAAACTTTTGATAACCGTTTTGAGAGAGATTTGAGCCTGAATTCCAATCAGTTACTTCACCAACTCCAAGTCCAGCATTAACAAACGTATTACTACTGTTAAGCTTGTAAATTTTATCCCCTTTTACATTTACTAGCATTCCTTCTTTTCTTCTTGCAGCAGGAATAGCATTCATCTCGCTTACACTATCTACTGTTCTATATCCTCCTACACCATATTTTTCGTCATGAGTAGCATATTCGTCTGAATCAGTATAGGGAACTATTTTAGATGCAACATTTGTACCTTTGATTTCTGCCATAAGATTATATTTTGGAGAGAGAGCGATTTTGCCCCCCCATTTGTAAATAATTATTTAAATTCAACTTCTAAAATTCCCGTCTGAATGTTATTTAGACGCATTACTTTGTATGTTTCAGTTACATTTTTACCATTTGTTATTTCCATATCATAGACAATAACATCGGTATTCTTGAAACCGTTTATCCAAAAACTAACGCCTTCTCCATAAATATCAAACGGTATAATGTAATAAATATATTTCCCACCTGTACAATCAAAAGTCGTTTTCCCCATAGTACGACTAGCCCATCCGTTATTCATTAACATCACATCACCATTGGTCAATTCAGTTACAGAAGATGCGCCCCAATACTTTTTCAAAGAAAAAATATAGTTTGCTGTTTTTTCAATAGATTGGCTTCCGTAAGTACAAATCACTTTATAATTTTTATCTGTAGTAATTGTAGTAGGAGACGAATATTTGGATTTCTCCTCATTAACTCCTTCCGTGCTCCCATTTACAGTTGCAGTTGTTGGTACAACTTCTTCATCTTTATATAAAATAGACCAAAAAATATACGGAGTAACAACTGATCCCTTTTCAAAAGTTCCTCCGCCAACAAAAGTATCGAACGAAATTTTAAATACCTCGTCCATTAATTCATTTATATTCATAGTTACAACTTTATTTTGCACTGCATTTGTTGAATTTAAATCCAAGTGGTCGTCTATTGTTATGCTACCACCGCCACCTGTCGGTATGTTAACTGTAATTGGTGCAGAACCATCATATATAGCTTGTATTGCACCTGTAAAAGAAAGAGCATTAGGATTAGGAAGTTTTGTCGGAGTGCCAGGAACTTTAATCCACTCTTTGTTTTTACGACCATATAAGATGTTATTGCTTGGGGCATCAGTTATGCCTTCTGTCATACTCTTTCTTTCCCGCGTCCATTTCGTAGAACCAACTTTTTTTACAAGTACGACATCTTCTGTAGCAATCTCATCTACAATAGGATTGACATTATATAAACTACCAAGAGTTTGAGGAATTTCTACAGCTTTGATAATCCCGGAATCTTCCTGTATGAAATCTCCGTTACCCTCTTGAATATTATCTATGCCACCTTCACACAGGAAATCGGTAGCTCCTTCCTCGCTATTCCCAGTAACATAAATCCCGTCTTTAAATATTATATGTCCGTTAGCTGTATCATCAACATCTTTTCTAATAAAGTATTTCAGTCCCATCTTTAAAAAGTCGATAGAACCGATAGACGACATAATATCCTGTTTTACAGCATCAATAGATTTTTGGACATTACCTTTACGTATCGTTATGGTATCGGATAATTCTACCGTAATTTCAGGAAGAGGGTCTGTCTCATTTACCTTATAAGTGTATTGACTGACATACAGTTCATACAGCTTGTTGTTATACTCTATCTGCAATCGTGCATTAGCATCAATCTGTGAAAGCATTTCAGGATATTCAGCAAAGAATGTACGCTTAAAGTTAATAGAGAAGTTGAATTTTTCACTATTATTGGCAGCCATATACTTAATGATAGCTTCTTTAAGCTCATTCTCTGCATTAAGGATATATTGTTTAGGCAAATCAATATGTAACAGAACAAACGAATCTCCTGATTTAGGCTTATAGTTGCGGTTGTTAGATGGCATTACAACTCCGAATGTATCATCATCTTTGCTTACCCTAATCCATACCTCATTTGTGGTTGTATCTTGTTGTTGAGGCTGAATATTTGCCTCATTCCATTTATCATCCTCACTACCTGTTACAATATTGCCACTAGAATCCACTTGTACAGGATTCTTGAATATTGTGATATTATTGTCTTTATCTTCTACTTCTAATACGGATATGACAAAATTACAAGCAGCACAATTACCACTCGTCATTGAGATGGTCATATCACTACCTACGATAGCTTGGTCAAAGAGATTAAAGCCATAATCCCCATCAAACTTTCTTAGCTTTATGTAGAAATATTTATGTTCGTATTCATTTGTGTTAGGGTCTATTTCATCATTATCATCATCATCAAAAGCTACATCTAATATTTCTCCTATTTTATATCCTGCTGCATTCTCAATTCCTTTGATAGTCGGCTTGATATAATCAAAAGAAACAATCATTTCCTTAGGATTACCTTCCGTATAAGGGTTCTCGAAGTCGTAGTAGCTTTCTGTATCAGGATTTATATAGGTTTGGTTTTTTGCGTCATAGAATCGTTCTGCACCAAACGTCTCTCTGTATATAGATGGCAATAGATTAGGAGAAGTAATCATATAATTCCCTTCAACTTGCTTTTGAACAAAGTAATCTCCAATAGAAGGTGTTTTTGTAATATATATACCAATATCGCTAAGACTAACAGTATTATCTTTATAACTCCATAAGTTATATTCTGCTGTTGATTCTCTACTTATTTCAAGAAAAGCTTTTTGATTCCCATATACATAATAATCACTAACATTTACTAAGGTAGAATAAGAACCTACTATTTTTAATTTATTTGTTCCTTCATTAAGATTAAACGATACTGTCGTTTCAGACTTTTGGTCGGCTTTAATTAAAACCCAATCTGTATCTGATTCATTTCTTTTATATAAAGAAAATGAAGCAAAATTCATTTTTCTTGCAGCTTGCTTTTCTCCCAATATAATACCGCCCTTTTGTATATAGGAATATTTTAAGTTAGCCCATAATTTTAAAGTTAAATAAATAGTAGCTTCATTAGATAAATCTATTATTGCATAATAATTATAAGACGTTTCAAACCATTTAAAATTCGCTGTAGCTCCATCTCTAATAGTAGGAACAGTCTCTACCGCTTGTGTATAAGGGTATTGCTCATTTAAATTAATGTATAATTGAGTAGTAATAGGAAGCTTAGTTTTTTTAAATTCAACCTTTTCTTCCAATGAAACCTTCTCTTTATATAAATCGTTATTTACGATTTGTATATCTTCTGTTTTAATTGAGATATTATCTTCTCCGGCAACAGCCCTGACATCTCCTTTTCTTGTATCATTTGGATAGTAATAAGGAATATTTTCAGTACTACCGATACCTGTACAGCGATTAACTATTTTATAGTTTGCGTTTGTTTTGGTTATTGTCAGTAGTTCCCTATCATAACCGTATTTAAATGTATGAGTAATAGCATTATTAGTAAATCCGATATGGATTACCTTACCGACAAAATAATAAGGTAGTTCATAAACATTAAATACTTCTTGTAGAACTTCACTAAAATACTTGTCCTCAAACGACATTAGTTTAGCTTCGGAGGATATACCTTCGTCAATTACAACAGAATAACCTACTCCACTGTATTGTAAAGAGTAATTCAATCTTGTTGCAAACTCTGCAATATCTCCAAAGAAGGTGAACTTTGTACTATTGCTGACAAATTGGTCTACATCACCTGCATCAGGAGATACTACATCAAAGAAATAAGTATTATCCAGTTTAGTTCTATCGGATTTAAATACAAGCTCATGTTTATATCTTAGATCTGTATTTGACTTAGATGAAGTAGGTGTATCTAAAATCCAATATCTTTCTCCCCTAAATTCCACAAATTCCCTCTGCGTCCATTCATCATCCAAGCACTTAGGATACATGGGACTGCTACTTATATTTACGCTACCCATTCTTCCCTCGGTGAATGTATAACTACTAAGGGCAGCTTGCGTTCCATCTTTAGGGAAAGATATAACGCCTAATTCCTCATCATCAGTATATATAAGTAACTTTTCTACCATTATATTTGCTATTTTAAAATAAAGCCGTATATTTGTATGTGTTTATTATATGGCTTTGGATAAGGACATTTTTTCCCACTACGTTTATCGACATTTGCGTAGTGGGGTTCTTTATTCTTTATTATTTTCTTCCATGGATTGGTGCAACGCTTCTACCTTTTTAGTTATTAGCTCTTCGGCTCGGTCTACGAAATCAGATACGGGACACACTGCATCTTTTGGTAAATGGGAACATTTAACCCATTGTTGAATAGCTTTCTGTAATACAGAATTGGTTATTTCTATTTCACCTAATCTTCGTTCCAATTTTTGCCTTTCTTGTGCATCCTCTAGCTTGTCCTCTTCTCTCTCTTTCTTTATAGTTTCTATTATTTCACGAAGAGTTTTTACCTCGTAGGATATTTTTTCAGGACGTGCTTTATAGAAAGCTATCAATACTGTCAATATTCCCCCACTTCCCCCTATAGCTAATGCTAATTGTATAATATTTGACCAATCCATTATTTCTATATTTCTTTGTTAATATTTATACAAAGATAATAATATTTTTTATAACACGGTATTTTTTGTACTCTTTCTTGTTTTAGAAGAAGTAGTTTTCACCGTTGGAGATTCAAGAATAGATTCGCCTAAAACAGAATTATCTTGACTAGTCCATTCGCTACTTTGCAATAAAGTATTTAGGGCATCTCCTTCATAAGTAGGATATGGATATATTGGTTCAACAGGAGTATCTTCTCCTAGTTCAGGAAGAGTTACAGCAAGAGGGAAAAGTAATTCGTAATTTGCGACTTTCATTAATACAGATTCCCCATCTGTGCTTACTCTAGGTACTAAATGCAACTCATTTAACGTCTCTTGTGGAACTTCGTCTAAAACGGATTTTGGTAATACAATATATTTCATCTTATTTTATAATTAAGTAAATAATTAAACAAACAATATCAATCAGTATAGGATATGTCATACCCGCAAGAATATCTAGCCAATCAAACAAAGAGCCATGTTCCTTGTCTTTATATTCAGCTGACATCATAGAAGCTACTGTAGCTCCTGTAGCGATAACAGCATTAGGAATAAGTTCTATCCCTAATGCAAAACCTACTACAAAAAAAGTACAATAGATGATAGCACCCACGTATGAGTGCTTATCTCTATTGCTTTCTTTATACCAAGCTTTTATTTTTTCAATTAACTTTTTCATTTTATTGTATAAATATTTTATTATTTAAATCAATTATTTCGTCTTTCTCCATCAGGTTCTTTAGGAAGTTAATCTCTAGTAACGATATGGTTTTCGGATAGAGGATTAGTTTGTAGAATACCATACTGGTATATCCATTACTAAATTTAGCTACTGTAATTCCACTATCATCAGTATTCTCCCCCTTATTAATAGAAGTCCCATTAAAGCTATTGACAGTTTGCCAATTTATTCCATCAGCTATACCTTGTATAATATTATATTGACCAAAATTAAATTGCCATTTATTTCCATAATCAGCAATAAATGCACCGCCACTAGTTTTATCAGCACCCTTTAACAAAGTTGCTGCATTAATCGGGATATTTATAATAGTTCTTTTATAAATATAAGTATAATCTGTAAGCACAGGAATATTAGCATTCTTGCTATAATCAGTTATTCCATCATAAGCTAAACCATTTTCATATTCAGGAAGAACTTCAATAGTAATATCACTTAAAAAATTGGTAACTCCTTCTTCAATTGGACTTATTGAAAAACCTACCACAGCATCATTAACCAAAGCCTCTGTCGGAAGGAACGATTTGGGTAGTTCATGAGTACCATTCCCAAGATATAGATTTGTTTCCTTAGTTGCATCGCTTGTTGCTAAATACTTATATATAAATTTAGACCTACCTTCTAACCCTTTAATTTCAATCTTAAAAGGAGGTATTTCTTTTATATTTTGAAGATTACCATTATATTTAACATAAGAATATAATAAAGCTAAACCTGCATTTAGAACATTAGTAATATGAATAGTATTACTAGTAATACTACTAACATATCCGTTAGATTCATTCGCCCAAGTTTTACTAGCACCAAACACAACAGGATAACCATTATAACCTGACATGCCTTCATAAGCAAAGTTATTATTAATCAAATCATAATCACCTACGGCTACACCTCTTTGTTGAATAGTTGCCTTATCTGCATCAAGATTGGTTTTGCCATAAGCATCCCAATAATAAGGTGGTAATTCTACCTTAGCTTCAATACCTACATACTCATTCAGCTCTTTAATCTTGTCGTCTGTTGAGATGTTGTCGAAGAGCATGAAGTCGTAGAGGGACATTTGAGCGAAGTGAGTATTCGACCTAGTTGAACCAATAACAGGATAGGTATTATTTGTTCCCAAACTCAACTCATTTGTAATAGTTATATTATGAGTAATAGCCTTCAATTCCGAAGCCATAATATTACTATTCAAGATTCCATCAATATATGTTTGTCCATTGTTTCTTCCCTGATAAGCTATAACAGGATTGTCATCGAGGTCTCTCGTACCGTTATAGATAGCAAATTCATAATCAGGTAGATTAAGCCTTTGGTCGTATAATGTCACAGCTCCTACCTCACTTTGCCAATTCACTTTCATCAGCACTTGTTTACCACCGGTAACAGTAGGAATAGCAACAAAGTCGTCCACGCCATCAAGACAGTATGCTCCTTCGTATTCACCCACTTGTTCTATATAAATAGGTTCAGTTAAACGTACGACAATAGATTCATTTGGATTATTAGGAATAGCATAAAAGAATACACGATTAGCATCACCAACGCCTTTTATATCTATGTTATAATTTCCGTCTTGTGTAATATCAATTAATTCATTATCAGTAGTTGAGTTAGTATATATTCTTAGTCGTGAAATCTTGTTTTCAGATATGGCTTTAGTTACACCTGTAACTTTTATCTCTCCTTTATAAACTCCACTAGTGATATTAGAAAATCCTGTTGAGTTTTTAACTGCAAAATATTCTATTAGCTCTCCACTTACAACTTTTGCCAGAATACTATCACACCAAAAACTAGAGTTATTATAATCATAAGGATAACCATTGGCTCCGCTCGCTCCTGCATAAGCCGAGTTATGAATAACTCCATGATTACCATGACCGGATATATCGGGGATATGACCTAGTATCTTATAACTAGGGTTAGGTATTCTTAACCTGCTAGGAGATAAAATTACTTTCGGTTCATTGTTGTCAAATATATAAGCACTTTTAGCCTTAAATACCATTGTTTTTTCAACAATAACTTTAGAACTAGTTACTTGATTGTCATTCAATAATAATCCAAATATATTATATATATTAGGAAGTAGATTAGAATCAGCGGCAGAACCTATTCTAGTAATACTGGAACCTACTTTTATTTTGTCTCCCCAAGATACTTCATTACCGTTTTCATCGTTGAATCTCAATAGAACCGGATAAGGTTGTACAATGTCCTCGTATCTGATGTACTCGTCAATAGTAATATTTACTTCTTGTGGAGAGTCATAATTATATATTTGGCTAATATTAAAAGCCGTATCATCAACGGAACTTCTTCTATAACCAATATTTACTCCGTTAAATGTAAATACTGTAAGTTCATCAACATTATTTTTTAGATAAAGATTGGCTCTAAGATAAGCATCTTTGGGTATATAATCGCCTATATTAATTCTCTTTTGATAATTATTTAAATAAAAATCTAACCTAACATATTCTACATTACTTGTAATAACAGGTTCAAATTTGACGTAGTTTTCATCCTGTTCAATAGTTATGCTAATCTTTTGTGGAGACTTATCTATTACAAAAGGGAAACCATATTGCAATGTGACTTCACTATAAGCATTTTCAGGAATATCAATAGTTTTGCCATTAACAGTAAACTTAGTTATTCTATCGGCAATGTTATTCATCTTAATACTTACCCATATTTGACTATTTTCAGGAACATAATCTCCTGCATTTAGATAAGTACTAGTACCACGAATAACGAATGTTGGCTTAGCATCTAATAAAACGTTACTCTTTATAACAGGTCTAAACTCCACCATATCCGGATACAGCGTACCCAGCTTGTGCTTCTTCAACTGACGCTCTATCAAGAACTCGGACATACTATATGGGAAAGACATGAGAGAGTAGATAGTTCCATTTAAGAAACGAGAATCATTATCTCGAATTGTTCCTAACCACATATCAGTGCCATCTTCTGCTGCACCTGCTGTTATAGATTGCCCGCAATAAGAGTATTTAGATAAATAAGATATACTTCTAGTAGAAATAAAATTTAGACCAGAAGTACCTTGACCAAAACTATAAACACTATTTCCAGCAGTTTCAATAAATGCTCCTGGATTATTCTTTGACGATATAGCTCCAATATGAGCAAACATTTCTCTATCGGTTACTACCGTAAAGTCTTTGTAAACAGGCATCCCTGTCACCTTACCGAAGTCATTGATACCGTCTAATAGAATACCGCCTTTACAACTAGGAATAATACTATATTTTATAGAACCTTTAGTTGACTTAGGAAAATACCATTCTGATAGAACAACATTTTCTGCATTTTCAGGAAGTTCTGTATATCTATCTTTAGTATACATTTCTAACTTATGATAACCTTTTCCAACTGATTCATTTATAGGAATACTATACTTTATTCCATCTACTTCATATTTACATTCGTGTACTAAGGAATTATTATCTTGATAAAGATAAACATTTATAGCATCATATACCTTATTTAAATCAGAATCTCTTCTTATTCTACTTACCCAATAACCATTTGTAGTAGATTCTACAATTCTAGTAAATTCATCTATTTGTGTTATTATTGAAGTTGAAGAAGATTCAGAAGTCCAATCTTTAAATGTTTCGTATTGTTTAGCTGCAATACCACTACCGCCTTTCCAAGCTAGATTATTCATTTGAATATCTCTGCCATTACCACTGTAATCAATAAGTTTATCATTAAAGTCAGCATGATTATCATTAGTAATACCTTGTTTAGTTATGTTACAAAGTATATCAGGTCTAAGAGTTCTATCAAGATTATAATAAGCAATAACTTGATTAATTTCATCAGTAGTCAGTACCTTGTTGGCTATTACTGTCCAGTACCAAGCGACGGAAGAAGCATGAACAGTCCCACTAATGGCGTGTTTAAATCCCTCTACACTAAAATTAGCCCTAAACATTTCACTAGTATCAGGTGACTTATCAGTAGTATAGTCACCCTTGTCTCCCAGTATGTTATTTATAACTGTCGGAGTACTTTGTTTAAAGCTATAACCATATATTCCTGTTTTACCAACATTACTAACTCTATTAGAAGTCCAGTAATTATCAGAAGTTCTTATATAGTTAGTATATGCAGCACCGTCCACATCTTGTCCGGGAGATATTAAGTGAATCATAGACACAGCTGTAAATTCTGTGCTTCCTCCCAGCATCTCCTGTACGGTCTTGGTGGAAGTAATCAGGTCGTCGATTCCGTCAGTTACGAATGCGCCATAGTAAGGACTATCTTTATCTGCGTAGCCACTTCCTTCAGTGTAAGCCGCATTACTAATCACAAACGGATTGTCAGGGTCCACCAAGTTCTTGACTATAGAACGGTCAGCATCATTATTAGATTTACCATAAGCAGAAGAAACAACACGTAATGAATCTAATACGTCTTTTTCAATGTAGGGCTTACTAGTAGCCCTACAGTATTGATTTGGTATACCAAAATCAATACCAATGCCTATACCTTTAGCCCCACCAATCATTGTATATAACCTATAAATATTCTATAATTTGAAAGCATATCATCTGTAACAACAATGTTGTTTAATGCAATAGGATTCCAAACGCAAGTTAACAGAGGCAAAGCTAAATTTTCTTTCTTACTCTGATATGTAGGTAGACCATCTACAATAATCACATTGCTAGCATCCTCTGATTTCGGATATAAGAAAACATAGTAAGGTTTTATATCAATAAATGTTTCTACCTTTTCTAATTCTATAATGTTGTTTATGATATTCGTGTACATAATTATTCCTCCTCTTTATTATTGTTATTATTATCTTGTCCTGAATGTTTTTGAGATATTATTAATGCCTGTTCCTGTTGATATAATTGCTCGTCTATTTTATTTTGCTTTTCTTTTTCAAGTCTAGCTTTCTCATCCGGTTTTGCATCAGGGTTCATTTCACTGGCAGTTTCAACAGAAAGAAATCCTGATGTAACTCCTGTTTGTAATCTTGTTACAATATCAGTTTCAGATTGAGGTCTATATACTTTGAATTTAGCGTTAATATGTAAGTTGTCGAAATCCGTAATAGCACTGGGTTGAATTTGTGAGACTACAAGTTCTTTTGCTAATCCTTGTTTGAATAGACGAACCATTTTATCCGCAACATTTTGCCATTCTATTACACCTTTTGATGCATTCTCAATATCCATTGATTGAGTAAGCATTATAGCAACACCTGATATATCTCCTGCTGTCTTTACATCTTTAGGGAGCAAGAACGTTGTACTGGAATTTTTCTGTATAGTTTCCTCCATTAACTGCAAAGTATCTATCGTTCCCTGTGGTGATGGTGGAGTTAAAAATTTAGCATCATCTGTATTTGCTTCTTGACTATATGATGTGTTTTTACTGTTTAAGATAACTGAACCTGCTATCTTCTTTCCATTGTTTTCAAAATCTCCTTTTATATATAATATTCCCCATCCATGTCTCTTTTGAATTACAAGGAAGATATTGTATAATATTTCATAAGCCTCAATAACACTTTGAGCATTTTCCCATGCGACCTTTCCTCTTTTAGTTATTAAAGGGATTTCTGTAAAACCATGAGCCTTTGGTGCTAGACGTCTCCATCCATTATCATCTACGTTAGTATTATCTCTTATCATGCGATAAAAATAAGTATCATCGTATGAATCAATATATTCTACATCATCAATCTTATAATAAACGCTTTCTAATATACGGTCGCCATTATCATCGTCATGCGGACATAAGACATAGCCATCCATATAGGATAATATACGGGATTTTATTCTATTGTTTTTATCAAAATAATATAAAAGTCCTACATCACCAACTGATTTTTGAACGTCAACCATTTTGGTTTTCATTCCGTCTTGGTTTCTTAAATCCCAATACTGTTTAAAGGTAACAAAGTCAGCTCTTTGTTTTTCATCAGGATTGGCATCCATAAGAGTAAAAGACATTGGAAGTCCGCATAAATGTTGTACCTGCTTGTCTTTAATATTTTGTTGAAAAGAAACCGCCATCTTCTTATATTGAACTTCAACAAAGCCACCATTATCAAGTTTCATCGTAATAGAAGGTATGTTCTGATCGTATAAAACCTTATGATTTTCAGGTTCTAATTCCATCAAATACTCATCTTGCGTAATAACACGCTTTTTTAATTGAGGAAGAGTAACCGAAACCATATCTGTAAATCCGGCTCTTTTCAAATAATTATTCAGTATGTTGTTACATACACACGATGTATCATAACCACGAAAAAAAGGTTTCTTTTGTAGTATCTTTTCAGGGTTATTCAATAATTCTTGTACTTGTTCTGAAATTTCACTCATTGTCTTTTTCTACTAGGTTATATTTTTTCATTAAATCTTCTTTTGTGGGAATATATAACTCATGTGAACAGTATTCACATACAGCATTATACTTTTGTTCTACAATGATATATTGTTGCCCTCCCTCTTCTGATACCTTAAACTTATCATTAAGTTTACTGCGGATTTCAATCTCTGCTTTAACACCATCTTTAGCAGACATATCACCACTTTTAACAAGATCGTTAACCTTTTGAAGCATTGCTATCAATTTAGCTTTATTTTCCTCAAAAGTAATATCTTGGATCAATTCATCATTGTTAATTTCATTCTTCTTGCTTTGCTTAACTTTCTCTTCTTCTTTAAAGTTACTAGCAATATACATTTTCAAGAAATCAATTTTTTTGCTTGTGTCATACTTTTTAATACTATTTTCGTCAGCATCCTTATCGAAAATAGATTTATAAGCTACAACAGAGCTGCAATATTCAAAGAATAAGATAACATACGATATGTCTCTTACCGTCACTTCATGCTTCATCTTAGAAGCATCCTTGATTGTTTTTTCTATATCTTTAACTGTCATTACGCCCAAAAACTATCGTTATAAATTTCAAGATTTGTCTCTCCGGTTTTTCTATCGTTTCTTTTGATAGAAGTTTTTTCTAGCTCATCTCCTTTTTGATATTGGAGAACAGGCAAAAATCTCATAGCTATTGGATCTAACACGTCCATTGAACGTCCTCGACCAAGCATTTGATTCATCTCTTTTTTAGATGCTAATCGTTTCCTTCCTGTCCCTTGTTCATTAAAACGCACTACTGAACATTCTTCAACAAATTCATCAAAAACAGTAATTTCGTCTTTCATTTTTTCATGGGTGTACATTTTGGAAGCAACATTATCACTAAAAGATATGCCTTTTTCATTCACATGGTAAACAACTCTGTCGTAGCATTCATCTTTTAATGTGCAGAAAGCTCTAAAATAAACGCCCACCGTTTTACTATATGATATAAATGGTATAGCATCTGGCATATAATCGTTGATATAAGCACCATTATTACCATCAAATATGATATGAGTGTCGGGGATATTATATTTAGCTCCTAGTATTTGTAGTGTATTTGCATTTTGTAGTGGAGTCGAATGTCCCAATACTACAATATCTATAATGTGAAATCCATCCCATACCAATGCAACGAAATTATCTTTTCCTGTATCTGCTAAGTCAGCAGTAATCCACCTATCGCCATTAATTTGTGGGTCTGCCAATTTTATTTCACGAGATTTATAAGAAGGGATAGGAGCTTCGGAATCATCTTCCATGTCAACATTCCAATTACCTTCAATTAACATGTGGCTCATCTTCCCACCAGTGGAAGCTACACTACCAATATATCCCGGATTGTTTTTTAATAAAGCTGTATTTTCCGCTAGATTACCTTTAATAAACACGAATGACTTAATAAGCTCGTTATAGTCAAAATTACCTTTTAGACTAGATAATTTCCTATCTATATCTATTTTAGCTTGTTTATATACTTCTTCTTTCGTATTTCCCCAAATAACATCATCAATAGTGTCTCCATTGATATAGAAATATCTTACTACGCCATCTCTTTCAGGGATAATGTAGCCATCTATACCGATATACCAGCCTAGCCATTTTCTTACCCAATGATTTTTTTTAGGATTTAAGGTAGCTCTAATTTTCCCTGACCATTTTGCAGAGCCTCTACAGCGAGACATTATATATTTAAACGTCTCAAATTTATATCCTGTTAATTCTTCCCAGAAAAACGCATCTGCTTGGACACCCTTCCAAGTCTCTACGATTAATTTATAATCTTCATTCGCTAAATGTCTAGCTTCTACATACGCTTTGCTTGGAAACGTAATTCGAGGGGAATCAGACATTTTTGTATCTATAATATCCCCATAAGCTTCGCGAAAACCATCTACAATACCGCCTGCCGTTTTTAAGTCTCCTAAATTTTTTCTAAGGAAAATGGCTTTGAAATTGGGGTCTAAGACAGCTTCCGCCACAGAAAGAATTGAGCCAAAGGTTTTTCCTCCTCCAAGCGTTCCGCCAAAGAAAGCAACATCAACATTTGAACGTACAAATTTGGTTTGTCCGCCTTCTTGTGGTGTCACCACCTTAAAACCTTGTCCTTTTAATTCCTCTGCTAAACTCATTTTAATCTGTTATTTCAACTTCGTAATTCATCAATGCATTATAAGCTATATCTGATAGCTTATCTTTATATTTATTTGCCACCTCTTTTATAAAAGATTCCTTCTCTCGTTTGTATGCTAAAAAGGCTTCTTCTTCTGTAGGGAAAACACCAAGATAACATGTTTTACCCCATTTCAATAGCGTTGCTGTATAATTTGTTCCATTATGTGAAACCCCTATATAAAAGTCACCTCTTTTGTTTTTATTTGTAATAAAAATAGTATTTATTTCTTTAGGTACGAAGCAACAAGTTTTAGGTGAATATTCACGGTTGTTGTGAACCCGAATGTCTTTGTCAAGAGAATATCCTTCTTGGTAGTTTTCATCAAACCATTGTTTGAAATTAGAGAAAGATAACCATTCATCACATACTGTACAGTCCTGATATGTAGTCTTATATTCTAAAGATTTAGAATCATAACATCTGCGTATCATTCCGTACCATATATCATAACTTTTTAATAAATTTCCATTATCATCAACACAACGACCTTTATAATCATTTCTAGCAACTCCATAAATTAATGTATTTCTATCTAATATACGTTTGCTTTTTGAACATTGAGGGCAACCATGTCCATTTAACAAATTGTTGGGAGTTTGAAAGAAAAGACCATGTTCTGGACAGATTACACATACTTTTACATTCGATTTTATATAATCCACTTTGGAAAAATCGTAATGTGGATATATTAATGATGCCTTTTCAATAAATAATTCTGTATCACTTGCTACATTGCTACATTTAGGGCATCCACACTTTGTTGACACATGAGTTCTTGGTAGTTGCCAGAATGATCCATGTTCATAACATACTATCTCCACCTTTGTATTATTGTTTACATATACAACTTTGGAGTAATCATATTTATTCCCATGAACCATAATTGCTTCTTTAATAAATTCTTCTTTAGTCTTTTTTCTAGGCATAATATTTTTTTTTGTTGGCATGGTTAATATTCAAATAATGGGAAGTGTCATGCCTAAACCACTTATCGCAGGTTAATTACTCCTGCTATCCCATTATTCAATGCAAATATATACATTTATCTGCAAAAATACTATTCTAAATCTTCTTCTTTTTTTATATTAGAAAAACTTAGTACACCGGTGCACTAAATAGTTCCCTTATTTCATGGGATAACTTAGTTTATTCCTTTATTTTGTGTGCAAATTATTAACATAACTTAGAGGAATTATGAAGTTTACTAAAGAACAAGCCGTTGAACAACTCAAAGGCTTACTGACAGAAGGTGGGAAAACCCTGCATTTGTCAGACAGAACAATTAATGAGAATATAGATGACCTAATTCCATTATTGGCAAATGATGAAACTGAACTTTCTGATTTTATAAGTAAGGCATTACCTTTTGTAAAAAGGACAAATGCAAACTTTGAAAAAGAAAAGGCAGATTTTATTAAGAGCTATAAACCCACTCAATCTCAAACTACACAGCAGCAACAGTCTACAACTCCGCCTACTAATGACGATGCCTTATCGCAATTACAAGCGCAGATACAGCAGTTGCAAGACAAAATAGAAAGAGAAGAAAAGGAAAAAGCTCTATCGCAAGTAAGGAAAAACTTTAAGTCTGAATTGAAATCCGCTGGGATTAAGGATGATAAGTGGATTGACACTTACATTTCTAAAATTAAAATTTCGGAAGATTTAGATATAAAGGAAGAAGCGAAGTCTACATTAGAATTATACAACCTTTCCAGAGTTGATATACCTGATGGGACAACCCCTTACAAGCCTATTGGTGGTGATCCCTCTAAGAGTAAGATAAGTTGGGATGATGTTAAAAATGAAAAATAAAAAAATTATAAGAATATGGTAGAAAATCTTTTAAATACGACCGCAGCCGTAATGTATGGTAGAACCATGTTACAGGGGAGTGGTATTATCGGAGGTACTAGAGAAGTCTTTGTGCCGAGAGTATGCGTATTGAATGACCAAGTATTCCCTCAAACTGGTGGTATTATCAAGAATCCGTTTAAAACAGGCGGTAAGATGTACGCAGGTGATTTGGTAGAATATCATTGGAATGGTAATGGTGTCGCTAATAGTCACAAAAATGCAGAAGTGATTCTTTTGAAGGTATTTGAAGTTCAGGCAGCTACTGGTTCTCCCAATACAACAGTATATATAAAAAGAGATGGTTTCAGACATAAACCTTGTGTAGGTGATGTTTTAATGAAAGCTCCTGATGATTTTGCTACGACAGGTACAGCAGCCACAGTTTCAGCAGTAGAGGCAACAACTAATACAAAAGAAAATGTATGGAAATTAACGTTGTCTGTAACTCTTGGATCATTGGCAAAAAATGATATTTTGGTTGAAGCTGCCGAAGCTGGTCCCGAAAAAAAGATGCTTGTTCAGAATCCAAATGCTGTTCTTCCTTGTGATTTGGATTTGAAATATAGACCTGCAACAGGTGAAGATGATGAGGAAGGAGCTACGTATATGGTTACACCTGCATTGCACGCAACAATGTACACCTATTTGATGTCTCCGATCCCTCCTGCTGTTAAAACTATTAACAAGTCAAGAATTGATGGTTGGTTTGAAATTTAAAGAAAATAAGAAGTATGTCAAGATTCGATTTTAATAATAGTAGATATGCGGCTTTTTTCCGTAGCGGAGAAGGTCAGCAAATACTCCGTGATTATATTGATAATTCAGGAATGATTAATATCAATTATAATTGGTGGAGAGGTCAGTTTACGGTGAATCCACAAGTAACTCCTACAGATGCATCAGGAAAAGCTTCTTTCATGGTTGAAGCCTCTATAAATCGTGCAGCAGGAGTATTGGATATGCGTGCTCCACTAGGTAAGGCGCATCCGTATAACAAGGAAGGTCTTTCATTCTATACAGGTACAATTCCAGATTTTACGTCAGATGCTATTACAGAGACAGCAATGGAACGTATGTACAAACAGGAGTATTATGCAGAGTTTGGTAATGATGCTAAGTTTATCAGAGAATGGACAAAACGTGTCCAAGATTTGATTGATGCAAAAGACCAAACTGCAAATTACATGTCTGCTCAACTTCAAACCAAAGGCTATGTGCTATATGATATTGGTAGAGGTATAAAAGGTATTAAACAAAAAGCTGCTATTCCCGAAGAAAACTTTGTAAAGGCGGGTGAAAAAGTTTGGAATGTTCCTGATGCTAAACTGTTCTCTCAAATGGTTCTCATTGAAGATCAGTTCAGACAAAGAACAGGATTTGGTGGCGCAATGAAATGGCTTATTCCTAAGAAAATGTATCAAGACGTTTTCTTGGAAAATGCAGAAGTCAAGAAGTGGGTTAACTATATGCGCAACCTGAATACTAACAGCCCGATGGAAGCTCCTGAAATTCCGGTTATTCTGAAAGAACAGTTTAATAGAGCTGTAGCTGCATTTGATGGGTTGTCTCCTATTGAAATTGTAGTAGAAGAAGAAAAGAATAAAGAATGGGGCGGTGATACTACAATTCATGGATGGGCTGAAAATGTAGCAGTTCTTCGTCCGGTTGGATTTGCGGGACTTATCATGCATACCAATACTTTGGATGAACGTATGGCAAGTATGGCTGGAAACAAGGTGGTTTCTCAAACATTCGCATCTATTGACGGTTTCTCTTTGCTTCACAATGCAGAAATGGTTGATGGCGAATATAAATCATGGAGTACCCGTTTGATTACGTCATTTATTCCTGCTTTAACAGAGTTCCCGGAACATATTATTGTTGATACATCAACAGCAGGTTCTTAATATGGCTCAAATTGATATTATACACTATCTTGAAGGTTTGACTGCCTTTGTCTTTGACAAGGCAGTCCTTACCCGTATTGCAGTAGATAGAGACGTTATAGATATTACAGATACCAAACAGCTTACACAACAGCAAAAAGATTTGCTATTGGCTGATTTGCTTTATGTTATTTTTACCGCTCCCAATTACACTGCTAGTCTGACGAACCAACATGGAGCTTATACTCAAACGATTGGTAGCCAACGATACGATTCTAAAAAAGATGTATATAATATTATGATAGGTCTGTATAAGAAATGGGACGATCCAAAGGCTGAATTATTAGGTGGTAGTACAACAACTTGGATAAATGAGTACGACTGATGATTATAGATAGGGACATAATGCAAGAATATCCTTTTGATGGAGTATTTTACACTTATGGGATTGATGGAAGCAAACCTGCCGATCAACAGGTAGAAGAAGAGATTATAGTCTTGGAAACTAAATGTGATATACAAGGGGCGCAGAAAGAAGATTCAGGTGTAATATCAAACGCATACAATGTGTATTTCCCTTTTGATAAATCAGTAGGTATATCAATAAAAAAAGGTCATAAATTTAGGAGCAAGATGTATGGCTTCTCTATTACTGATGCTATCGTTATTGATATTATACCAACTCAATTAGGTGGTTGTGCAGTTTATGTAAAAGATAATACTAGTGGATAATGAGACGTGTAAGTCCATATATTGATGATTTGGCGAAGAAATTAGCTATAAAAGGTCGGAACTTAATTGAAAAGGCTTATTTAGAGGCTGACTACAATAAGAATAAGACCCAAAATCTTCACGATAGTTATGGGAGTGCAGTTTTTTATAATGGCGAACTTTATCCAAATAGTAAAATGTATTTTAGTAAAGCTGCAACAACTTCTAAATACGATCCATATCAACAAGAGGCAATTACAGGTAGACAGGCTATCTCTGATTTTTTCGATGATTATAAGCCAAAAGATAAGGGAATGCAGCTTGTAGTTGCAGTAGCCATATTTTATGGTGGAATATTAGAATTAGGCGGAGGTAATTTACGTAGGAAATATAAAGTTATATCTATGATTGGAGATGACATTAGAGCATTGGCACAAGAAGTAGGTAAAGCTAAAGTTTCTATAATTCAAAACGGGAAAGTAAATGGATAAGAATTTATTAAATATATCAACTATTGAAACCTTTTTCAATGAATTATTGGATGAAAAAGTATCTTCTAATACTTTCTTTACAACTGTCCCTACAAATATTGATACTACTTGGTCTGACCTTGTTGTGATTGACTGTGCTAATTCTATCCAAGATTTGAATGCCTATGGTGTAGGAACTGTATTAGTTTGGTTATATGCAAAGCCATTCAGCAATGGACGTAAGAATGTTGCTGTAATGTCTAAACTCGAAAAAGCTCTAAATGAAGCTTTAGAAAACAATAAAAATGCGTCTTATGCAGTTAGCAAAAAAGGCACATTTGCTGATTTTGATAGTGATGCTAAGATGCATTGTAATATAGTAGAAATTCAATTATTAATCGTTTAAAAATAAAAAATTATGGCATTAACAGTTACAGAGACTAGAAAAAATAACGCTAACTCCATTATCTACAATCCCAAGTTTTTATATGTAACACCGTATGTAGATGGCGCACCTGGTGCAAAAACTTGGCAATGTATGGATATTATTCGTGATTCAACAACTATCACACAAGAGGATAATACTGAAAATCCTATTGAAAATGAATTATCTTCAACTCCAATCATTAATAACATTCAAGCAGGTAACTATACGTTTACTACTGAAATTGGAGATTTGCAGGCAGAACTCTTAAAAGATTTGATAGGATTCACCATTGGTACAGGTCTGAACGCCTATGCGCCTGATGGCTATGTAGAGAAATTTGCTCGTATCGACATGGTATTTCAAAATGGCAGTAAATATACCGCTGTTGTATTGCCGAAATTGCAATTGAGTCCGACAATTACTCTTGATTCAATGAGTACTTCTATCGGTCGTATTGCTCTTGGCGGATCAGCGCAGGCTGTTCAGTTCAAATATGGGAAAGATACTGCAACATTGACTCCTTTGGCTATGATTTATAATTATATCGTTCCGCCTACAGATATGTCATTAGGTGGCACGGGGGGAACGTAAGGGAATCAGTGTCTCCGGCTAATTCCCTAGAAAGTTCAATCGGAGAAACAACGGTAGCTTCTAATGGAGTTACATCTAAAAAGAAAAATACAATTCTTTAATAAAAGGGAGGGAGGTTACTCCTTCCCTTATTTTTTAAAAAGATATGGCAAATAGTAAACCAATATATAAAACGATAAAAGATCCTGTTTCTGATGAATCTATGGAACGTCTTGTACAGATTATGACTGACAGCCCTAGCCTTTTAAAATTAAAAGATACAGAATGGGAAATTACAGCATTGAAACCCGGTATAATGTGGCTGATAGCTAAAGAAGCCGCACAAATAAATAAAATAGAAAAGGCGACCTTTAGTGATGTATTACAAGGTCTTTCTATCAATATGCCATCTGTCTGTCGTATTCTTACGCTTGCTTTGTTGAATAATAAAAACCATATTAAAAGTGGTGACCCTGAATACGACAAAGTATATGATGCTTTATTTTGGGAATGCGAGGATATGAAAGACTGGGCTACTATTCTATTTGAAGTTCTTAACTTATTGTCAGTTGAGTTTTTTTTTGCGATTACAGAATTGACACAGACGTTCCGCCAAATGACACTGGAAAGAAAGACGAAGATGGAAGAACGAAAACAGTCATCGCAAGAACAAGCTACGGGGAAATGTTTGATTTTATAAAAGCTTATCCATCTGTGACTATGGAACAATACATGTGGCACATGACAGTTCCTCAAATATTGCTAGCACAATACGATACAACTCATATTGAATATTTGTCAGAAGAACAAGCTAAAAAAGACAAAGCACCAAAAATAAATTCAACCGACGACTTATTTAAAAACGATTTTGGCATACCAATTTTTAATCAAAAATAAATAACAATGGGAGCAACAGGATATGTATTAACAATACCTGATGAGGTATTAAAGAAACTAGAATTAGCAGATACTAAAATAAATGCTATAGCTGAAAGTAGCGAAAAAACAGCAAACAGGTTCAATCAAGCATTTTCGAGCATGGCTTTATCTGTTGACCCATTGATAAAACGGCTTGATGCATTAAAAAATATAGGTAAATTAGATTTAGGGTCAGGGTTAAAAAAATACACGAGTGATTCGGAAAAGGCTGCTGCTGGAATAGCCGAAGTTGCGAATAAGCTGAATCAATTAAAATATATATCTTCTCAATCATCGTCTGCCAATAATTCTGTTTTGGCATGGCAAGGTATTAATGAGAACTTAAAGATACAACAACAGCGATTAGATGCAATAAATCGTTCAATCAAAGAATATGAAAACACTTTATCTCAAATACAAAGTGGTAAGGGTGGTGTATTATCAAAAGAAGATCAGTCTAATTACGCTGCAAATCTAGCCGAAGCCGAATCAATCAAACAAACAATAGCATTATATCAACAAAAGCAACAAGCGATTGTAAATTACCAATTAGAGCAAAAGAAGGTAGCTGACAATTTAGCTAAACTAAAAAGTTTAGAATCCGACTCAAAATCTTTGCCTGAACAAAGAAAACGTGAAGAATTAGAAAGATTGAATGCTTTATATAGAAGTGGTCAATCCTTACTGCAAAAACAAGCGAAGGCGGAAGATGAACTTGGTAAAGCTGCTCAAAAGGTTGCAATAGCATTAGATAAAGCTGCGAAAGCCGAAGAAAAGAAAAATAGCGCAAGAGCAAATAAGGCTAATCAAGAAGCAGCAAGAGCCGAAGAACAATACGCAAGAGCATTAAATAAAAGCGAGGTCACTATTGTTCAACGGGCAAGAAAGATTGAAGCATTAGCTAATGCACAAAGAGCCTTAAACTCTACTGGACGAGATTACTCTTCCCAATTATCTAAAATAGCATCGGAAACACAACGGCTTCAACAAGCAAATGATAATGTTGCAAAAAGTATGGAACGAGTTAAAAGATCTCAAAGTAGTGTACTCAATACTACCGATCAATTAACTAGGAAAATAGCATTATTATTTAGCGTTTCAGCTATACAGGGATATGTGGATAAGCTAGTTTCTGTACGAGGAGAATTTGAACTACAGCAAAGAGCATTGCAAGCGATTTTGCAAAACAAAGATGAGGCAAACGCTTTATGGGAAAAAACAGTGGCATTAGCTGTTAAATCACCATTCCAAGTAAAAGAATTGGTAACTTATACAAAACAATTAGCAGCATATAAAATTGAAGCTGATAAACTATATGATACGACCAAAATGCTTGCTGACGTATCAGCAGGATTAGGTGTAGACATGGGGCGTCTTATTCTTGCATACGGGCAAGTAAAAGCTGCTAATTATTTACGTGCGTCAGAAGTAAGACAATTTACAGAAGCTGGTGTCGGATTGCTTCAAGAGCTTGCCACTATGTATACAGAACTAGAGGGTCGTATGGTATCTGTTGGCGAAGTCCAAGCTAGAATAACTAAACGTATGGTTGCCTTTGGTGATGTAGAAGAAGTTTTTAAACGGATTACGTCAGCAGGAGGTATATTTTATAACATGCAAGAAATCCAAGCCGAGACATTGGCAGGTATGATTTCCAATCTTAAAGATAACTTTGATGTTATGTTTAATGAGATAGGAAAGGCTAATGATGGAGTTTTGAAAGGATTTATCAATATATTAAATACTATAGTTGCACAATGGAGAGATTTTGCAATAGCATTAAATACCGCAGGCGCAGTTTTTGTTACATATTCTATAAAAGCTGCAATAGCAGCAGCAGCGAATAGAAAGATTGGCGTATCGGCAGCCGAAGCAATGATAGCACAAGGTGGATTAACTAAAGCTATTGGGTATACTACAAATGCTCTAATAAAATCATTTAATTTTGTAAAGGCAAACCCGTGGATTCTTGTAGCTACAGCTATTGCAGGAACTATCTTCTATCTAAAAGATTTAACAGAAAGACTTGACGAAACTCGTGCTACATACGATGTTTTAAATAATCAAATAGATACTCAAAAAAGCAATCTTGAATCTTTAACAAATAAAATAGAGAAGCAAGTTAAGGCACAAGAAGATGCAGAATCTTCTTTATCAAACGTAAAGAAGGGAACGCAAGAATATAAAGAAGCCGAACAAAAAGCTAATGAAGAAAGAGAAAAAACGCAGAAACTTTTAAATATACTAAAAACGCAATATCCCGAAGTGTACGCAAAGGTAATGCAGAATAAAGAAGGTATAAAATCATTAGCATCTGAACAAAAAAAATACAATGATGAACTTGAAAGAACTTCTGTATTAAATAAATTAATGCAAGCAGATGTTCCATTAATTGGCGAATCCTTTAAAGAACAAGCAGAAGCTTATACAACGTCATTAGATAAACAGAAAAAAGCCTCTACTGATTTAAAAAACACATATAAAGCTTTAACTTCTGAATTAAATTATCTTTTTAAGACTGATAGTAAAATCCCTGATTATTTAAAACAAAATGCTCAATTAGTTATAAATAGCAATGATAATATTGAGAAAAAAACTAAACTTTTAATATCTTATTCAGAGGCTATATCTCGACATACATCTACTTCTAATCGTACATTAAATACACTTAGAAAAAATGCAGAAGATTCTTTAAATAGCTTAGAAGATGCTAATGAAAATAGAGTAGTTCAAATGCAGGAGATGAACAAAAGTTATGTTTCTTTAAGAGATAACGCTCTTAAAGAAGCAAATATTACATTAGCTGAATTTAAAGCTTTATCAAAAGAGCAACAAGAAGATTTAGGAAAGAGAATGGCAACATTTATAAAATCTTCTGCCGGGGCGGAAAGCAATTTTGCACGCTTTTTTTTAAAAAATAGAATAAAACAAGATTTAGGTATTAGCATTTCTTATGACGAAAAGGAAGTCGAGAAAGAAATGACCGACCTGCAAAAAAAACTATCTGAATATGTAAATGAATATAATAATAAGCCTGAAATAAAAGGGAAAAACGCTTTAAAATTACCAATTGTTACAGCAGAAACAGATGTAGAAGAATATAGAGATAAAATTTTTGCAGCTGGTAAAGCCTTAATTGAAGCAGCGCAGGAAAATGCCAATTCAGTTGAGAATCTTGCACCTCATATAGACAAGAATCAAAAAGTCGCAATTCAGTTAGCAAAATCAGCTGGGGAGGCTCAACAAGCTCTAGCTAAACTTTTTGGATATACGGATAAGAAAGGCGAAAAAGCCGGAGAGACAGCCTATGAACGTAAGATAAAGGCTCAATTAGACTTATTGAAAAAAATGCAATCTCAATATGAGAAGCTAAGACAGACAATGGGAGAAGAAGATGCTACAAGCACTATAACTTCATCTTTTGGAACAGCTTATCAAAAATTATTCAATAAGCCATTAAAACTAAAATTTGATAAGGCTTCGATAGCTAATGAGATGGAGTCCATTTCTAATACTATTAGTGGCAAATCAACGGAAGCATTAAAGAGAAGTTGGCAAAATACCATTGGTGAATTACGTTCAGAAATTACAGTTTCAGCGACTCTTGATAATATCAGTGAATTTGAACGTCAAATGGACTCAATGTTTAATAGTTATCAACTGTATATCGAATTGGAGGCTAAAGGTGTTCCTAAAGATCTGATTCAAAATCTGTTTGGCATTGATGTAACTACGTTGGACGATATATCTAGAGCGTTAGAGGAAAAATATCCCGATGTTACAAAATTAGGAGAAAAAGAACTTGATTCTTATTTCAAGATACAGAAAAAAATAACTGATAATCAAAAGAACGAACTTAAAAGACGTTCTGATTTATTGTATAATTATTTAGAACAATCTGTAGACAAGGTTAAACAAGTACAAAATTCAGGAGCACTGGAAATCAGCTTTGCCACTGATTTCTTTAATAAAGGAAGCTTGAATGCCGAACAATATGCGACAGTCGTTAAAAATGTCACAGAGAAAGTAAATAAGGAAGTTAGCAAGATTAATACAGATAAGTTCAAAGAAACTCCTGAATATATTCAAGCTATGGGGGACTTATCCGCTTATTCTGCTTCTCAATTAGAAGTAATGATAGCTAGAATGCAGGAGCTTATAAACTCTTCTGCCGGAAATCTAAATGCATCAGATTTGAAAGTATATACAGATTTGATAGATAAGATACAAGACAGATTAAAGCAGATTAAATCTCCGTTTAGTAAAAATGCTTTTGCAGAATTTAGAGAACTAAAAAGACTACAAGCGGAATTTAATGCAGAAACAGAAAGATATAATCAACTGTTGAGAGAACAGAAAATTGCTAAAGATAGACTTGAAAGCGCAAAAACAGAAGCCGAACAAGCTAGAGGTAGAATTGGAATAGATGCGTCCGCAAAAGATGACCTTATAGCAGCTACAGAGAGTTTGCAAGATGCTAATAGTGCTTTAAATAATTCTAATGATAAATTGAACATTTCACAAGGTAAACTGTCTAACATATCCGGTAAAATGGGACAGATACAGGGTGGAATGAGTGCAGCCATGTCAATGATTGACAAGATAGTTACAGGAATATATCAATCTATCAACGCTACCATTGACATAATGAATCAATTTAAAGAACTTCAAGAATCACAAGGCGTTGATACGTCCAAAGGAGGATGGAGAGAAGCGGCACAAGCAGGAGAATTATTGGGTAATGTAAACGAAAAAGTTATGTCCTCTTGGAATAATTTCAAGAGTGGTAATATTGCCGGAGCAGTAGCCGATGCGGTTGGCTCTATAACATCTATTTTCACAACATTAAATAAGCAACATGATGCTAGAAGAGAGCAAACCATTCAAAAGGAAATAAAGCAAGTAGAAAAGCTTCAAAAGGCTTATCAAAGATTAGGTAATGCAATAGAAAATGCATATACTATTGATACTCTGAATATGAGTACTGAAAATGCTCAACGTAATATTCAAGACCAAATAAAGAGTTATCAAAATATGATAGCTGCCGAAGAAGATAAGAAAGATACAGATTGGGATAGAATAGATGAATGGAAAGAAGCTATAATTGATTTGCAAGAACAGGCAGATCAACTTAGGAGTCAGAAACTTAATGAATTAGGAGGTTTTGGTAGCGGAGCAGACATGAAATCTGCCGCAGAAGAATTTGCATCTGCTTGGCTAGAAGCCTATAAAGAAACAGGCGATGGATTAACAGCATTAGAAGATAAATGGGATGAATATATCAATAATGTAATTATGAAACAGTTGGCTCTAAGAGGAATAGAAAAATTCTTAGAACCGATAATGAAGAATTTAGATAATATGATTGGTTCTGATTCATATTTATCTAATGATGAATTAGAAGCGTTGCAGAAACAAATTGATGAAACGATGCCTGCTTTAAATGAGTATTTCAAAACAATAGCAGAGAATTTCGGTGTACCAATTACTGGTGGAGAGGACAATGGATCTACTCTTAATCAAGGGATCACTGGTGTGACGGAAGAAACCGCTAATGTTATTGAAGCTTATCTTAATTCAATGAGATATTTTGTCGCAGACACCAATATGGTTATCAACAATTTCTTTGCTGCATTTACTAGCTTAGACCCATTGCAGAACCCAATGTACAGTGAGCTTGCAAATCAAACTAAACTTTTGAGAAGCATAGATGATAGATTGGCAAGTGTTATTACATACAGTGGCGACCATCCTAATGGAGGTGCTGCGTTAAAAACTGTTATATAATACTTCAACTAAAGCCACCTTTTGGATTTTTGATTATATTTGCTGAAAAAAAATGAAAAAAGGAGATGTTTTTTATAATAAATATGGTAAATA